TTGGTACGAGTCCGTTATCTGCACGAAAAACCCGCCACACCCGGCCCGCCCGGGGATGGGAGGGCGCGGGGGGCGGGCGTGTCAGAATGAGTCGGCGCGTGGAACATCACGCGAATCCCCAGGCGGTTGGGCCCGGTCGGCTCAGAGGAGCCAAGAGGGCTGGTGTCACTCAACACCAGCAATATACCGAAAAGCGATAACGTGTCAAGCGGGGATCGGAGAAGGAACCGGAAGAATTTCCGGCTCGGGCGGGGGCACCGGCGGCATCAAGAGCGCCGAAACCGTAATGCCGAAAGCACTTGCGACCTTTTCGAGGGTCGTCAATCGGGCGTCGGTTCCCCCGGAAATTAGTTCAGAAATCCGGGGCTGATAGAGCTTCGCCCGCCGCGCAAGCTCAGCCTGAGTCCATCCGCGGGCCGCCATTTCCCGCTTGACGTTCGCTGCTACGATCTGTCTTGCGTCCACGTCGAGCATGCCCCCAATATACGGAATAGCGAAGTATTGTCAAGCGGGAGCCCTGTTGACCAACACCAGCTCGGCGCCCGCGGTCACCCAACGGGCGGACTCCCGCTCGACAAGTACGCCCGACAGGACTCGAACCTGTAACCTTCGGTTCCGTAGACCGATGCGCAAGAACAGAATTTCCGCGCACGAAAAAGCCCGGTCGATCCGGGCTTGGTCCAGGCGGCCCCCTGGTAGCGACAGAGCCGCATTCGTGGGTGTTTGGCGACCCCGGGAGTTGACAGACCTTGGGTGCCGGCGCAAGCTAGAAGCGGGCTCAGGACACCAGGCAGGGGAGAAAAGCCATGGACCCATCCGTCGAGCGAATTATCGGCCACAAGAAGCCGAGAGCGGAGAAGGCCATTCTGCGTCGATTTCTTCAAGCCGTCGCGCTGCTGCTGATCGTAGGGGCCTTCATCGCGACAATCTGGTGGTCCCAGCCGGAGGCCCCCGCCACCACACCGGTGGACTGGGTGGATCAGATCGAGCTAATCCAGTGCCTCGCGCAAGTCAGTCAGGATGCTATCGCCGCCGGGGACGTGGATGAGGCTGGTGCGTTGCTCGATCGGGTGCAGGACACCGCACTTGATCTCAAGCGGGATCTCCAGGCTGACCATGCCGACTGGATGGCGAGCCAATACTCTGATCAGTGATCCCGCCCGTGCAGCTCCGTCCACACCGCGCACCAGTTCCGGCGATCACACAGCCAATCAGCAAACGCCCCACCGCTGAGCCCAAGCCTCAAGCACCCGTCGCCGGACCACTCGGGGCACCCCCCACCCTGACAGAGCCCAAAGCAAAGCCCGACCATCACGTACGGCCGGGCGGCCGGGTCGTTCGATACGTTCTCAGCGATCGCGTTGAGGATTCTCTGGCAAGCCATGACTCCCTCGGTACACGGCAACGAGACGCGTCGAGCCGTCGTCCTCTTTCACGACTTTGGACTCGCGAGGCTCCCGGCCCGTCCATTGCCGCAACTTGTCGAGGCCGATCTGATCGTGCCGGTGGTACTGGCAGGAGCCGGCCGGCCACAGGTACGGCACCGAGATAATCCCCACCGGGGCACAGTCAAACAACTTGCGGGCAAAGGTCGTGGGATCGTCGACGTGTTCAAGCACCTGGAGGCAGAGCACCGCGTCGTATGGTCGATCGGGTTCCCAGCTCGTGAAATCTTGAAGGATGAGCCGGACATCCTCCAACGTCGCCCCTCCCTTCCCGGGCAGCTCGATGCACGTCCGCTCATACCCGGGCAGCTCCGCCAGGTAGCGGCAGCCCATCGACACGCCGCCGCCCACATCGAGCACGGCCCCGGCTGCACAGTACCGCCGCAGATAGGCCAGAGCCTGTTGATAGTATCGGTGCGCTCGCCGCTGTTGGCCGTAATTCACGCCGCCCTCCCGTCTTCATGCCGTAGCCTGAGCATGTAGCTGTCGACCCAGTCCCGCATTTTTGCGGGGCAGGCAGCCGAGAGCCGATAGAGTCCGTTGGAATCTCGCTCCTGATGACGTGCGGGATCGAAGCTTATCTGTTTGGCCGTCCGGTGCCGCCGCTGGTATTGGCGATCCTTCAGGGAGCCGTGGTAGAGGTGCCGGGCGACGCCGTGGACGTGGCCAACCCGCGAGCGAACGATCTCGTGCGCTCGGCGCCCCCATGTCTTCCACCAGTGTGACATGGTTTGCTCGGCGTAAGCGGTGAAGTACGTGAGATTGCGATCGCTGTAGAATCCGGCGAGCGCGAACACATCGCCGGAGCCCATGGGATATCCATCATATAGCCCATCCATTGCCTCAAGCGTCTCGCGCCGGCCGGCCCAGGCCAGACCCGGCCACCCGTTTCGCGGATTGGCGGACTGGCGTTTCGTCACCGTGTTGCGATACACGGCCCCTCGCCCGTAGACCGACTTGCCTAGCGGCGAGGGCCGCATGGTTGGTCCAAGGAACACCACATGGCTGAATAGCTGCACGACCGGGTACTCGCGCAGGGCCGCGAGCGTTGTTGCCGCAAGGTCGGGTCGGTCGAAGATCGTGTCGCTGTCGATCCAGGCGACGGCCCAGTGTTCCGCGGGCAACGCACCAAGCGCGAGATTGAACAGCCCCTCCTTGAGGAAGAGGGGATCGCGCACGGTGTACCGACGGACGCGAGGCCCCTCGGGCACATCGAACGGCTCCCCTTCGAGTGCTGCCTCTGCGGTGTACGCCCGGATGCCCTGCTTGGCGAGACCCTCAAGGCATAGCCGGTGATTGCGTGCGCGCGACGCGGACCGGGCAAAATTGTAATACGGCACGATCGCCGCCAGCTCCAACTGTTCGGCGACGGGCCCCGCCAGGGATTCCGTCGCGGCGATCGCCCGGCGCACGTCACGGTCGATAATCAGTCGCAGGGCGGCCACCTCGATGCCGAGAAGCCCGAACAGACGGCGAGCCCAGGGCTTGTGCTCGGCAAGCCACCCCCTTGCTCGCGGCAGAATCTCATCCGTGATCTCGCGTGCTCGCTCACGGCAACCGTCCACTCCCCACTCATCCATACGGGAGGCCAGCCTCAGGCAATCCTCACAGTGCGGCATCCCGGCCGTTGCGTAGGCCGCCAGCAGTTGGGAGCCTGGCCCAAACCCATCCGTTCTCGGCACGCTGGTCTGCTTGCCTCGCTTCCGGCTCTCGCAAACACGGCAACCGCCGCCCACTCGCCGGGCGACCGACTCGCCAGAGCGGGCCACACGAATCGAAGGTGGCTGCTTGCGCCGTGGCCTTGTTTTTGCACGTACCGGCAACACGCCGTCGATTCCACTCAGGGGCGAGAGCCCCCACCGCTCGCGGTACGCGTTGATCTTGCCGAGGGACAAGTCGGCCGTCCCCTCGCAGATCGTACGCATCCGGCTGCCCGCAGGCAGTTCGGCGCAGGAGTGTAGCCTCATTCTGTCACCGTAATTTGGTATCGCTGGGTCTCTGTCCCGCACCCCCACTGGGAGTCGTTCAGTCCCGTGATGATTACGCCGGTGTCGGCGTAGTATGGATCGCACTCTTCAGTCTCAAACGGTACAGTAAGGGCGCCGCCGTGGGTGCCGGGTCGATCGACTGTTATCTCCCCGTCCTTGATCTCGACCCTGGTAACCACCAAAAAAGGTGGCCCGTACGAGCCGGAGCACATTCGCATCTCGAATCCAATGTACGAACAAAATGATTGAGGCCCCTCGGGAGTGATCGACCAGGTTTCGACATAGTGCGCCACGATCTCGATGTCATCTTCTTCATCGTAGTACGGCGCATCTTCGTAGGGATCGCTCCACGCGTGAAGGCGCACGGTTACGGAACTCGGATGGCCCCCGCACTCCGCAAGGCACGGCGAGGCCATGACGCAGGGCCCGACAATGCAATCCTGGATCAGGCTGGAGGCCAGGACCCACAAATAACTGCCCCCCTCGGCCTTCGCGAACGTGACGCTGATCGCATCATTGGCAGGATCGAAGACGCGTTCGAGCATTTCGTCCCCGCAGTCCAACGTTTGCGGATCGACCCCCGCGTCCTCCCCGTCGATGAAAAGCGTCATCACGCAATGGTCGCCGTCGGCGCTAAGGCAAATGCTTACGCCGCCGGCACCGTAGCCGTACTCGTAGCTGCTGTACCCGTACCCGTACCCGTACCCCGCGTTTTCCCAGCAGTGCGTCTCATCATCCCACGTCAGGATAGACCGTGGACTGAATACCCCGTCGATGAAACTCACCACACAAAGCTGTGCGGGCACGCAGCGACACGTCCCGCAAAAGAACTCCCAACAGCTACAGAAGCCGCAGCGCACGGTGAAGGCCACATTGTGATCGCCGAAGTCACGCCAGAACAGCTCGTTCAATCGGCAGCTACAGCCCCGGTCCATGTCGACCACGACCGACGGAAGCTCCTGCGGCATGTCCGCCGTCAGAATGCAGTGGCCGTCGTCATCTTCCTCCAGGAGGATTCGCTCCGTGATTTCCAGGATGGGATTGTATCGTTCCCAGCCGCGGGTCAGGGTTGAGCCATAGTAATCCTCGCCGGTTTCCTCAAACCACTCGAACTCAACACGCTCGTGTGGGCAGCCGATGTAGCGGTGCCCATGTAGGCAGATCCTTGAGCAGACTTGCGTACAGGCTTGGCCGTAGCCGTAGTGATAGCCGTACCCGTAGCCCGCCTCTCCGCACGGCGGGTCGAGCTCGACGATCTTCTGCTGGGGGTAGCCCTCGTAGTCGTAGCCGGAGGGGAAGTCCCACACGCGTTCTATCGCACGGTAGGGCAGTCGTGCTTTATCGAAGTTGGCGAGCACGATCTTGCCCATGCATCCCGCAGGGCCCTCGACCCCCGACACCTCGAACGACGGCACGCTGAGGCAGGTGACATCGTCGTCGATCGCGACCTCTTCCGTCAGGTCCACGCCGGGCGACTTGGTAACATGAATCCTCCAGCCGCAGACTGTTTCGTCGTACCCGTAATCGTAGCTACTGTACTCATAACCACCATACCCATAATCGGACAACAGCAACCGGCCGAGATGCACCTGGATGGAATAGCCGTAGAGACTGCCACTGTAGATCGAATATATCTCTTGCCCACCAGGCGTTGATGGGTTGATTCCCGCATGGAACATGGGCACGGCCGACGTGACGCAGCAGGCTTCGTCGGGATCATCTGGGACAAAGTAGGCGTAAATCCCCCTGGGGACACACCGGCAGCAGTGATCGAAGTTGACAAGCTCATTGGCGCCGCTGGCGCCTACTCTTGGACCGGCCTCGCCAACGTGCCCTGGACGCAGGAAGTAGCACGGATTGCAGCAACAGCAGTTGTGGAGGGAACCCGTGAGGGCCGCGAGGTCAATCGGGTGATCGTGGTACTGTTGACACAGCAACGAACTGCGATGGCGGTCCGGCCCTTCAGTTTCTCGTGGTTCAGCCACCGTATGCCCCATAAACGTCTTCGGTGCAGCAAAGCGATTGCACCATCCAGAGACATTCGCCCTCTTCCTGGAGGGCGTAGAGACAGTCGACCACGCCCTCCAGGTCGCTGACCATTTCTACGGCCATCCCGACGGCGCCAATAAGCATTTCGACCGGCATGTTGAAGTGGCAGCGACTCGGGTCCCAGATGGAGACCTCGTCCCCGACGGATACCCCGGCACTGCCGCACGACACGTCAAGCACCTCGGCTCGCACGCTGTCACACTCAACCGCCATTGCGCCGAGGACGGGGCCGGCGGCGAGGATCTGAAAACGGATGGTCCGCGCTCCTGCCCCGCCGGGGCGCGTCGGGGGCCGCCGATTGGCCACGCCGTGGCCCGAGATCCAGGAGAGCTGCCCCGCCTGTGCGGCCTTCACCATGCGGACCAGGCGGTTCACCTGGGCTACCAGGTGACCAAAGGTCCGGCCGCGGCCGGTCGGCTCTAACTCATCCTTGTGGGTCACGAGTAGAGATCCCCGAAGTCACCGGTCGGGAAGTTGTCGTAGGCTCCGCCGCCCACAACCTTCATGCTATCCCAGGCACCCCAGCTCGCACCGTCCGCCTTGTCGGCTCGCCAGAACTTGTTCCAGCCATTCTCACGGTAAGAGAATCGGTAGGTCAGATTCCAGCCGGCCGACGCCATGTCGGTATTGATCTTCCGATTCAGCACGGGCGGGTTGTAGAGCAGTGTCTTCGCCGGAAACGTCATCCCGAGCAGGTTGGCGGTGACAGTAGCGTGATTCACCTTTCCGATCAGGTCCTTCGCCGCCGCCGGGACGGCTGCCAGGCCGTATCGGGTCAACGTGTAGTCCATGCTCTGCATGGGCTTGCCGGGCGCCTCGTCCGGCTTGATGGCGGTCCCGTCGGCCCAGGTGAACTTCGTGTACTCGTTCGTCAGGAACTCGATCGCCGGCTCGAGCGATTCACTGTACAGGTCGCCGGCCCCCGTCTGCGCGATGTCGGGCACGGCGTAGTTGATCTGTAGGACAGCGTGCTCGTAGCCGGCCATCGTCCCACTGCCGGGGATCATCTCCCCTTCCGCCGGGGTGATCGAGCCGTTGCGCGCCCGCAGCGCCCCGCCCCCGTGGTGCTCGTAGACCACGCCCAGGCCGGTAAGAAACTGGGCCATGCAGGCGTACCGCTCACCCCACAGGCACAGCACGCGGCGAGTTGCGGACAGCCCATCGGTGAGGCTCCACGTTTCGATCGGCGAGCCGGGAAGTTCACAGTAGTCAACGGCCACTAGGGGCCTCCTATCGGCGTACTCATCGAAAGGCCGCCTTGCTGATTCTTCAGGTGCGTATTGGTCTGCTGCTGTTCCTTGACCATGAGGCCGCTGTTTGTCTCGATCTTTTCCGTTGCCTTCGCGGTTCGGTCCTCGGGGCTTCGGGATGCCGCCGCAGTCTGAATCCGCGAGAACATCTGCGCAGCACTCTCGATAGCAACTCGTGGCGCTTCGCGTTCCGCCTCCGGCTCCGGCTGGTCGCGGGTGCCCGGTCCAAGAGACCCGGAAAACGTCCCGCCCATACCCTGCCCGAGCCCCCAGGCTGCTTGGTTGAACTGGCCGGTACCGCCCTTGACGCCGCCGAGATTGTAGGCATCCATCTTCGGCAGTGCCTTGACGGCCGCAAGCGCCCGCTCGCGTTCGAGCATCTTCGCTTTCGCCGCCGACGTTCCCGCCACGTCGGTTGGCCACTGGAAGCCCGCTGCCGCCGTGGCCTCAGCTATGGGGGCCTTCAGGATCTCGGCGATGACGGACGCAATCTCCCCAAACTTCTCCTCCGGCACATAGCCACGCGGGACCAAGTCCTCCTCTCTATAACTGCCTTGAGCAACACCCCCGATCCCGAGAGAGATTGGACCCGGTGGCTTTACACCAGGACGCGGTACCTTCTCCCGCGCCGACGTACGGATTACATGGACCATATCGCGCAACTCGCGCGCCCGCTCCTTATCGCCCGCCTTGAATACCCTACCTGCTTCGCCAAGTAGTAGTTTTACGACGCGGTCCGGATCGTATCGCATCTTGCCGGCGGCCCCCGTGATCACCTCCTTGCCCCCGGCGCTCGGAACCGTCTCGCCGCCAATGTCATCCTGGAGCGACTCCTGGAACTTCTTCTTGTCCTCTTCACTCACGACCGGACGGACGGCGATCTCGACCGGCTCGCCGATCGCCTTGCGGAACTGCTCTTGCGCGGCGACCGCCGTGCTGCTGTCCCCCGCCGCGTCCCACGCGTCGCGGGCACCGGCCGTCACGCTGTCGAATGCCTTCTTGACTGCGTAGACACCCGTTGCCGCCACGGCCGCCCCCGCCGCCAGCATCGCCCAGCCCTTGGGGCCGGAGAACGCCATGAGGATCGCCTGCGAGGAAGCGACGGCCTGGTATGCCAGCACCAGCTCGCGGATCATGCGGATCAGCGGGGGGCCAAGCAGCAGAATGCCGACGATCGCCGCGCCCCACTTGACGAAGGAGACGACTGTCTCCGCGTCCAGGTCGGCCGACATGATCTTGATCGCCTTCGCCCAGCGGTTGACGGTGGGCAAAAACACCTTGCCGATGTCTTCGCCTACATCGCCCAGGACGGCCCGCATTTGTTCAAGGGCTCCTGTAGCCTTTGCCACCTCTTGGGAGGCCCCACCAACCTGTCCCTCAATCGCCCCCAAGATCATTCCCTGTGCTTCCATGATCTTGTTGGTCTCTACCAGGGCCTTAATCTGATCCTGCTGTTCCTCGGTGAAGGACACGCCAGTTTTTCGCAGTGCCGTCAGGCCGCGAATCGGGTCGTCTAGGGCCTTGCCCACTTGAACAATGGTTTGATTCAGCTCTCCCCCGAAGACGGTCGCCAGGTCCATGGACGCCTTGACCGCCCGCTTGAATTCATCCCCTTTGATTTGCCTGAACGTACCCAGCATCGCCATCGCTGCCAGCGTCGTCTCGTCGCCGTAGGTCGTGACTTCCTGGAGCCCCGAGGCCATCGCCTTGAGCTGGCTGAGTGTGTAGCCGGCGGCGCCGCCAGTAGCCTTGATCACCGCCGCCAGCTTCGCCTCCGCCGCGAGCTGCTCGTTGGCGGCCCTGATCGCGTAGGCCGCCGCGCCCGCGATCGCCCCGCCCATCATCGTCGCCCGCATGGCAAGCGTCTTGAAGTGCCCGCCAGCCGCCTTGAGGTGCGTGCCGATGTCTGCGGCGAAACCGCGGACCGTACCCTTGGCCTTGGCAAGCTGGGCTTGAAGCTGCTCCTGCTCGGCTGTCAGCCGGATTTTTACTTCCGATGGCATCGCCTGTGCGCCTCGTATTCGGCCGCCGTAGTAAACCGCTGATACTGCCGGCCCGTCTTAGGGTGAACGCCGCCGCCCCGGCGAAGATACATATTCTGCTGTTCGGGGGTCATGGCGGCGATCACCTGGGGGGACCAGCCGTAAGTCAAGCTCAAGTGTTGGTAGACGGCGTCCCGGTCGACGGGGACGGTTCGCTCGCTTCCGCCCCCGCTCGTGGATTTTTTCCCTGGAGCACCTTGAAAGCGTCCATTACCTTGCTGATCACCTCCCCATCGCGCTCCATTAGCTCGGCCAGTTGAGGGAGGCCGAATCCCGCGTGCTTGGGGCGTATCAACTGGATCACGAATCGAGCAATCCCATCGGGGGTGGACGTAAGCAGATCAGGCTCCATCATCCATGATACGCGGCTCGCGTGGTCGAACGCCTCGCCCATGATCTCCCGCCGGTCCTCGGCCGGCAGATCCCGGGCGGCTTCCCGCGCGATCCGCACAATGCGCCCGCGCAGCCAGTTGTCCAGCTCGGCCGTGCTCTCATCCGACAACGGCGAGAGCCGGTAGCCCTCGCCGGCCAGCGTCACGTCGATCGTCGCGGCCGTCGCCTGGGCGGCAGTAGTCACGGCGTCATCCTCCTTATGCAAACGGCCACCAGTTGTTGGTATCGGGGAGCACCAGCTTGCCCTCGGTGGCGGTACCCCCCACGTCATAGAACCCCGTGAATCCCCCGTTGAGCGTGCAACCGATCGGCTCGTCGTTCTCGGGGTCGACCAGGAGGTCCGACTGCTCGCCGAAGAGGATCGCGTTGAACTCCCAAAACAGAATGTCCGAGACAAACACCTTGACGAACTTCTCATCCTCCTCGCCGGGCAGGGCGCTAAGGTCGTCGCCGAAAACCTCGATCGACAGCTCCATGTCCCAGTTGCCGACAGTGCGATTGGTGTACCGGCCGGTCGTGCTGGTATTCCGCGCTTTATTGTCGGCGCTGAACCGGAGGCGAACCGACCGTACTTCGTCCAACGCCGCGTAGGCGGGTGCCCCGGCGCAGTCGGCGATCTGCACGATGCAGTCGATCGACGTCGGCGGATCGGGGACAGTCACATCGGCGACGACGGACGCATCGTCCTTCGCCAGTTGGCCGTTGCCGGAAAACTCGATCGTGTGCTGGATCAGGTCGCCGGCCTCCTGGCCGATCGCGATCTCGACCGAGTCGACCAGGCAGGCACCCTTGACGCCCTTGGCTCCATTGACGGAACCAGTGAAGTCGAATGCGTCGCGCACCATCTTGACCGGCTGATAGCCGGTGCACTCGGCCCGGCCGCTCCAATCGACGTTCCCCTTTCGGCGGCCGGGGCCGCGGTTCGTATTGGACGCTCGGTAGACTTTGTGATCCGCTCCAGTGCGAACCATCCAGTTGCGGACGGACCCAATCCCGTCGACGCAACCCAGTTCCCCTGTGATGACAGCCATCTCGCTACCTCCAAAAAAGAGGGGCCGTGCGAATCCAATCGCAGGCCCCCAACTGGGCAGCGAAGAGTTGGCTTCTCGCCGGGGATCAACCGGCTTCAGCCCCGCAGTTGCCGGCGATGGTCCGCGCCGGCCCCCTGTTACCGTTCAGTGTTTTTCAGGCTTCCTGACTCGCTCATCCAACTCGTCCTCTTCAAGCCTGCGGATGCGATCGCCCAACCCTTCGATCCGCCCGACTGCCTCCTCAAGTTTTTCGATTCGTTCGGACAACCGGGTAACGGCCTTGGCTATTAGCTCATTCATATCACCTAGCCGAATCGACAATCCGTCGCCGTAGGCAACCGCTAGCAGTTGCCCGACGGAATGGCTGAGTTGACTATCCATTACAAATACTCCACACGAGGTTTCCTCGGAACGTGTCAAGTCGGCCGTATGGCCGAGGTCTGCCAGTGCATGTGAATCTCGTAACCGTGAGAGCCGACCCAACCTCGAATCCCCTGGTTCTCCCCACCTACGACCGTTGTCGTCCGATCGGTCAGCACAGCCTTATGTACCAACGACGCTCCGCCGTAGGTCAACGCCTTGAGGGTGCTCGTCCAGAGTAACGCCCCTCGGTAAATCTCCCAGTTGATCGGATACAGTTGCTCGTTCAGGGCGGCCGACCCGGTGACGACGACGATCCGGTATCGTTCAACGTCGTGGCTTCCGCTACTCGTCGCGTGCGCGTGGGGGTCGCCGCCGGACGGGATGATCGTCACAAACGGCCGGTCTTCGGTCAGCGCGGCCAGTTGCTCGACGACGCCCCGCCGCCAGGCCAGGAACTTGCCACGGTTTGATACACGGACCAGGCCAGTGAAGCCGCGGTGAGATTCAAACATCTCCCACAGCTTCTTGTAGACCAGGCTGTATGGGTCAGTCGCCACGGTCAGTCTCCCGGATGACCTCGCGGACCATCACGTCGCCGTCTCGGGCCATCGTCTGCTGTAGGCTCTCCGGCGGATCGACGATGATCGGCCGGGCGGGCACGTTCCCCCGCCCCTCCTGGTGGACCTCCGCCAGTTCGGCGATCGACAACCCCGTCGCCCCTTTGTGCCCCGCCGGCCCGCCGTACCCGACCATGATGCCGAAGGGGACAATAGACTCGGTACGCCCCGCCACCGCCCCGGTCGCCGCGTTCAACACGGCGTACAGGTCGTCTGTGTCCCGGAGGATCGAATACTTACCCCCGCCCTTTGCCAGCTTTTTTTTGTGTGCTGCTTTCGCCGCGCCGTGCAGTCCCTTGATCTTTTTTGCCGATCCCTGCCGACGCGCTCGCTTGGTGGCGTCTTTCAGATCCGGCCACTCGCCGCCCCCGCCGCTCTTGCTGAGTCGATCGAACCGCTCCGACGCCCAGCCCCGGTAGCGCGCGGCCCACCGGTTGTACATCTTGCGGGCCGGCCCCTGGCCGTTCTGAAGACAGTGCTGGATGCGTTGGGTAAAACGCTCTAACGGTTTCAGGTTGACTAGAACTTTCATCAGTCGGTGTCCACTACCTGGGGGACTACACTGACGCCAACTTTTCGGGTCAGGGGCAGGCGTATCTCACCTGTTCGGATTCGTTTTATCGTCCTCTCAACGCGCGCCCGGTGACCCGTTAGTACGTCGATCGGCTTCCCCTCTTGATCGTATTCCGAGATCCCCCGGTTGTCGTACAACCAGATGCCCGCCATGCGGGCGCACAGGTCTTCCAACGTGGTAGACGTGCCGGCAAAGGGGATCGCGTAGATGCCGTCCCGCAGCGCGTCCTCCAGCTCGGCCCGCGCGACGACGATCGCGCGGGCGACCCGGGCTGCGCCCTTGACGGGGCTCTTGTCGTTGTCCAGGTCGGCCCACTTCTCGACGTTGCCGATCCCAAAAACGTCTTCGATATTCGATCGCGTGCAGCTCATTGTCACCTCTCGAAATTTCGAGTCCAAGCCTTGGGCCAGTCGCTCCACTCCAGCGTATAGGCCGCCGACTCGACCACCACCTCGTAGCTCGCCCCGTCAATCAGGTCCGTCGTCGGGGTCAGCCGGCCCCGGTACGTGCCGGCGCCTCTGTGGGTCAAGGCGACCCCATCGCATCCCGCCACCACTACCCCGTCGATGTCCTTCACCGTGCAGGTGAGCACGGCATCGGTAACCGCATCCCCCGTGTCCGCGTCGGTGAGCGTCGGGACCTCTACGTCAAACGAGTTGCCAACGGGTAGGTATGCTTCCATGATTCACGCTGGGTATATGTTTACCCCTGCCGTCTCGTGCGACGGCTCGACGACCGGAGTCGCCGTGTAGGACGGCTCGACGACCGGAGTCGCCGTGTAGGACGGCACGACTCCCAGCCTGCCCGAGAGGATCGTCCGCGACACAATGCCGCTCCCCCGCCAGACACCAGCGGCGAAGATGCCGGCAGCGTAGACGTCCGCTTCGTAGATGTCTTTCGTGCTGGCCATCGTCGTTAGTTGAATACCGTGTTCGTGATATTGCCGCTCGCGTCAACCGTGCAAACGATCGTGTGTACGGAATCCGCCCAGTCGGCGATCGTCTCCGTCCCCGTGCCGGCCCCACTGATATTGCCGGCTGCCTTAGCCCCGATCCGACGGAGGGCTTCGGCAAAGCTCACGCCGGCGACCAGGACATCCACGTTGAGCACATCGAGAACTTCGGCGTTGACTAGCTCTGCCATGGCAACAATCCGCCACGTCCCCACCGTCTTCGCTACACCGTTCTCATAGAATACACCGAAGTAAGTGCCCGCGGCCGCGAAATTGTAATCGAGGTAGTACATGCCATCGGAGACCTCCGTGAAGGTCTGCAAAGCGGACTTGACCAGCGCCGGGCTCCACAGATAGGCCGTGACCGTCAGACCTGTTGCAAAGCTCTCGGCCTTGTAGCTCAGGCGGTGGGTACCGATGCCGTTCAGGGTAGACACGTTATTCGGACCTCTTGAGGATCAGTAACCCTTGCACAGACTTGTCATTCCGGGCGACCTCCGTCCAGTCGCCAAGGTACTTGTCGATCCACGCCCTGTCCGCCGCCCGCTTGCTGTCGTGGCAAGCGATGAACGGCACGCGGCTGTTCGCCAGTATCCTGTACGACGGTTCCCTGTTCTCGCCACCGACCGGACCGTCGATCAGCCCGAGTTGACACCTCGCGTCGATCTCCGGCAGCCACAGACCGCTCCATTGCTGTACGTCCACTCGCCTGGTCACCCGGCGCTGCATCCGCTCGACGAAGATTGGCTCCGTCTCGTAGGTGAGAACATGAATGCCAAGGTCATCCATCAGCTCCGTGGATACACCGGGGCCAATCTCGACAACGTTTTCGATCTGCTCTCGAATGAGGAAGTCGCGTAACACCACCCAGTCGGTCGGATCGAGGGTGCCCGCGTTCCACTGGTAAGCCGGCCGGAGCGGCTTGGGGGCTTCGAGCACCGCTTGTCCCAGCGCCATCATGGCCTTACCGGTCGCCTCGTAGCCGAAGGCCGCTTCTGCCATGAGGCGAGTCTGTGCCCTGGAGGCCAATATCCCTCCATTCTGCACATCCTCCCAACACCGATTCACCTCCGCCGCGAAGGCGTCGGGATCTCTGGGATCGGCCGTGTAGGGCGTGTACTTGCAGCCCGTACCGGCAACGACAGGGCAGCCGGACGCCAGGGCCTCGCGGATCACCCGCGTGGCAATCCGGTGAGGCGTGACGAGGATGTCGGCCGCCCGATAGACGGTATCAATGAACGGGACAAGCGTGTTCGCTTCGCCGACCAGCCCGCTGTTGCGGAGGCGCGTCCCCAGTTGCGCTGAGAATCCCTTGGATGCTGGGGGCAAGCCGAAGAGGTGGAGCTTCGCCTCGCCGCAATACGCGGCCCGAAATCTCTCGGCCGCCAGGATCAGACAGAACGGCGTGATGTCCTCGCGCCACATGTCCGCGACGAGGAGGTTGGGCCGCCCGGTCCAATGGGATGACGAATACTTCGGTCCCGCGGGGCTGAATCGTGCCAAGTCCACGGGGCAGGGCACGTACTGGACACGTCGCTTTGGTATCACCAGGTTCCAAAACGGCAGGTGCTCTTCCCAAAACGTCACGTAGGCCGCGTAGTTCGGATCTACCTCATGGTTGGTGATGATTTGCATTACGGGAGTTTCCCCGTAGTGCTCTTGCATGACTGCATATTCAGGCCGCCCGTGTAGGGCCAAGATCGTGGGGATTCCCACCTGAATGAGCGGGTCTGGAATCGTGGAATGCCTGACAAGGATGTCAGCTTCCTTGAGCGCCCACTCGTGAGAAATAGTCGCTATGCCGTCGTCAAAGGAGCCCACCTTGCTGCACAGCGCACCGCCTGGCGTGACGGTGTAATCAACGAACTGCGCGTCGATACCCTGCATCCTCTCCGCGAGGATCAGGTCGCGCACAGTCCCGTACATGCCGGATTGATTCGGACTGAATACAGCAAAGTGGGCTATTTTCACGGGTACCTTTCTAGCTGATGACCGCCGGTGAAGCGACCAGGGCAACCGCCGAATCCACGGCGCTAATCGCGGTGCCGAGCGAGTCCACGTCGTTCCCGCAAACCTCGTACACCTTGGACATTTCGCCGGCGCCGTCCTTGTCCTGAATGACAACAGTCCACCGGCCCTCGGCATCGGGTGTAAACGCCCCGAGGTAGCGGCCAGCGGCCGGTCCGGACAGCATGTTGGCGGAGATTGCCATCTGGGATGTCAGTGCCGTGGTCTGGGCTGAATGGATCGTCCCAGCTTCATCGTAGACCGTTCCGACAGGGACAGCAGCGGCGAGGCAAGCAGCAGCCTGATAGACCAGATTGATTTGCTCGCCATTCTTGTGGGTTCCAGAAGCCATGAGAAGTTCCTTTTTGAGTGTTCAGGTAATGCTTGCTTTGACGTCCGCCTTGTCAATGATCTCCGTAGGCGAACCGCCTGGAACCTCGCGCCCGCATGTCCTTTTCACCTCTTTTTCAAGCTCGTCCAAACGCACCAGTATAGCTCGCAGCAATACGATGATTTCCCCGTTCTCGTCTTTTCGCTTTCGCCGTCGCATGGTCATCACGAGATCGCCGCCTCCTCCAGCGTGTCCGTGGCGTCGTCCCCTTCGATTTTCTGTACATCGGTCGGAATGTACCCGCCACTCGCCGCGTAGAGCGCATCCCAGGCGGTCGCGGTCATCACGTTCATTCGCACGACCGACATCGTATTCGTGCCGGAGTTCAGGCTGATCTCCAGACAGCCCAGCGTGTTGATATCGGTGGCGGTCAGAAGGAGAAGATAGAAACCCGTCTGTTTGTGCGTCAGCGTGGCCGAGCCGTCAAGTGCCGTTGGGTTGCCGCCGTTCTTGGATGCGAGGATCGTCGCGACCAACGCATCCGTCTTCGCTGCCCCGTCCGCGTCGAGGATCGGACCGACGACGATTGTCCGGGCAGTGTCTTTTCTGACGTTCACGTTCGCTCCTTATGCCGCACAGATTATTCGTCGTCGTCGATTGGCAGCCGCCGCCGCCGCCAGGAACACCTGCGGCTCGATCGGCCGGGCCATGCAACCGGGACTGCCGTCGAGGGAGGATTCGTAGAGGAGGCGGACTTGGGCGGCAATGAGGGCTTGGCCGTTCCATAGGGCGAAATCCCCAAGGTCCATCCCGGCATAGGCACGATCTGCCCACGACGAACCGATCTTTAAGCCCGCACTCGGGGTCATACTACCGTGGGTGATTGTCCCAGAAGCCTCTAACTCGCCATTCACGTATCCCGCCAGCGTTGTCCCCTGTTTCGTCCAGATAACGTAATCCCACACGCCGGCGCCGGACATTGGGATTTGGCTTTTTGTTGCATCGTTGTCGATCGGGTACGCATCTCCGTATATATTGTAATAGGCATTTTGGTAGCCCATGACACACGCAAATTCGTTCCCCCCTCCGAAATCACTTATGTACTCAGGTGTCGTCGTACTTGCCGGGCGGATCGAGAAGGCAATTGTCAGATCGCCCGGAATTACAGGTGTTCCGAATAGGAGTTGATCGTCGCTGCTGTTAAACCTATACGCCCGCCCCCGGTCCGTCACCACGTTCCGCTGCGGCGTCGTGCCGGCCCAGACGCCCGCTGGTTGGCCGTGGGGCGAGAGGTCGTGGGCGTGCAGATTGTCGTGGTTCACCTGCGCACTGGCGGGAAGCCAGAGCACGGGATCAGGCCCGCCCCAGCCTGGGTCGTACTCAAACTCCGATTCGCCCGGAGGGACGGATTCGCCGTACAAGTTCATGCGGCTGCCTGAAGGTCCGGGATAACGGGAGTCAGGGTGACGTGGATCTCATCTGCGTCGCCGTCGGCCACCATCGCCTTGTCGGTGTTGTTCACCACAATCAGGGAGCCGTAGCGGTAGGGTGCGACGAACCGTCGAATGCACGTTTTGATGTTGACGACTTGCGCCATGACGATGAGCGAACCGAGGGGCATCAGTTGGGGCAGGCCAGCGATGAGAAACGCTTCGTCCGCCCCGGAGGCGTTGCCGTTGTTGCCGACCCCGGCCGTAGCACTTGGCGACGGGTTCCAGTAGAAGTTGAACTGGCCGGCGGCTGCCGGTGTCGCGGTCGACTCCATGCACGCACCGAGAATCCATTCCCGGGGGAACGTAGCAGTACCACCCCCGAGGTCTGCCTTGACCGATTGCCAGGCCGCCGCGGCTGCAATGACCGACAGGTTCATTTGCACTTCGGTTGGCGTGCCGATAATGAGGCTGTTCGCGGCCGTTGCGGGCTGGGCGGGCGTCCCGTTGTGGAAGTCCGTACCATGGTCTGCAAACGATAGTTGCGTTCCGTAAACCTGAAGCACTTCTTGCGTTGCCATTACGTCCTCGCATTCTCAAGATGACCCGGGTAGACAATCGCCAAGCCTAGATGGTATTGCGGCCAGGTCGTTGTTCGCGTCTGCAAGGCGATCAGACTTTCCCGTGTCGTCGTCCCGGCTCCAAACATGCCGGCCAGTGCCGCACGGGTATTCGCACCGGATACCCTGATGACGCCCATGCCGAGGATCAGGCGGAGGTTCTCTTTCTGATTGGTAGTCAGGGCCGTACGTTCAGTCGGAACGATCGCCTCGAAAACGTCGCAAGCGTCAATCGTATCGACTTCGGCTTCGACGGTCTCTGCGTTGATCGCGTTGCAGATTTGCTGATCCGTCCACTCAGGATGAGCGGCCCGAAGTTCGGCGTCCTTGGTTTTCAGTTTTGCGTAGTCCACTCACTCATCCCCTGAAAATCCAATTCAGAACCGAGATGACAACGGCGCCGATCGCAGCGCCGATCGAAGCATTCGCCCGCTTGACCGGCGCCGCGACTCTCTTTACTTGCGACTCAACGACGGCGACCCGCCGCCGATGCCGATGGAGGTGGTCGTGTCGATGTACTCTGCAGCCGGGGGCTGTTGCTGGTTGCCTTCGTCAAGCCGACCATGTCAAGGTTCCAATTCGCTTACCCGACGATCCAATCCATGTAAGTCCGATCGGGTGTCGGCTACCTGTTGAATCAAGTCAGTCCACTTGTCCTCGATGTCCTTGCGCAGTCCGCCGACATCCCCCCGCAAATGCTCCAGGTCGTTCTCGCGGATACCGGCGACCGCTCTTTCTAAATGAACAAGACCGACCGTCAACCGGGAATAGCCGAGTCGTTGGTTATGCTCCACTTGATGGACGCGACCGGGCATCGAAAGCACGAGATAGCCGGTTCGCACTACCCAGACGACCGCCTGCCAGATTCCGTTCATGTCACCACTCCACCGTCGGTTCGCCGCCGCCAATGCCGAACTACACTGCTGTACTCAGGCTGGCTTCCCTGGCCGGTCCGCCAAATGGATCTTGGACGGCACTCAGGTAGGCGTACATCCCGTAACCGGTCACGATCGATCGACTCGCCAGCGTGCCATACCCGCCGTCACCCCAGTCACCCCACGAGTTGAGATACAGCACGCGAGAAGTCGACACGGCCTGGATTGCAAGGACCGCATGACCCCCGTAGCCGAAGTGGACGGGCCTCCCGAAGAGCAGAGCCGACCCCATCTGCTCCCAGTCATCGCACGACACCACCTTGCCGAGACGATGCTTCAGGGCATCGGCCATCACCTCGTCCGGCGGGTTCGCACGGAAGCCCTTGGACGCCGGCCAGAGTTCTTCGGTCGGCTCACCTTTCTCTTGAGCAAGCAGCACATTGTCGTACAGGGTCGATCCCCCATCACGCCCGTCACTCGACCAGTGGTACGTGAAGATCGGAGAGAGCTTGATCCGCTCCATCCCCGTGAAATGTCGGATGCACATCACGCCGCCAGCACACGAAGAACCGGCACAGGAACCATACCCATTCTGGTCGAGAATCATCCCTTCGTTGTACTGCCGCAGGTTGACCGGCTCGGTCCCCTCGATGTAGTCGGCCCATTTGCTGGTTGCTAGCGTAACGAAATCATCGCTGTCGATTGCCTTGGGGATCTTTCCGCGAGGCAGCGAAACCGGGCTGTCCTGGGGGAGCAACAAACCCTTCTTCTTCGGCTTGCCCGTGTAGTTGTCGAGCGGCGGATGCTCCAACATCTGACGCTCGACCATTTCCAGTTCAGACGACAACGCCGGACTGCACGTGTCGCGGATTGCGAACGGCTTGCTCCAGCTCCCGTCGAGCTCTCGGCCAACGTACTCACCCAGGAGGGTACGCCAGCGCTCACGGAGCCAGTCTTGTTTCTCCTGATAGGTCGGCATGTTTCTCTCGCTCATAGATTGGGACCAGCCGGCAGGAATCACCGGTACACTCGGTTCGATATCCGGTGGGCTGCCGCGGCTTGAACACAAGTACGCGAGCCGCTTTGCCGGCCGTGGGCCTTTCAGCAGCCGGCTTGTACTGCTCGATCAGCTTGACTGCCTCGTCAATCGTCTCCGGCAACTGCCCAGCCCAGCAATCATTTCCACTCTGGTCGAAAAGCATCAGGTACGGAAGCGGCTTGCCCTTGGCCTCGTCAATCCACGTCTGGAGGGTATCCGTTGCCGTATCGTCCCTCTCGGCCTTGCGAAGATGCCCCTTGCCGAACAGGTCTTGGACTCGCGGCGAGGTCATCACCTGTGCCCACCTGGCCCACTGCTCGGGGTCGTCGGTCGTGTCCGGCAGACCCTTGTAGATCAGCACGCCCCATAGTTCCGTCGGGGGCGGTGGAGGTGGCGGGGGCGGCACATCCCCGCCCACCACAAGCACGACGGCCCGGAACGTGTCGCCATTCCCATTGACCGAGTTGCGAAACGTCACGAGTCCCGCATGTAAACCAGCAGCAAGGCCGTTGGCATCCGGCCCGATCGTCACGACGACCTCGACCATCTTCCCGGCCGCCAGTGTTCCAGAAGCCGGACTGGCCGTCACCCACGTCTGGCTCGACTCGTTCGTCCAGGCCAAGTCGCCCGTCCCGATGTTGGCCAAAGCATACGTGATGCTCGACGGTGTAAACGGTCCACCCTGCTCGCCCGTCGCATTCAGAATGTCGGACGGCTCGACGGCCAGTACCGGCTCAACCGGTGGGGGGTTCGGGCCTTCGTCGGCACGGACGCGGTGCGTCAACTGCTTCTGCACCTCGTAGTTCCAGCCGACCACGAGCACGTAGTCACCGTTGGCCGGAGGCGTGAATTGGATATCGCACCTCGCATAAATCGTCGGCGAGACGACAATCTGAGGCGTCAGAACCACGGGCACATCGTCGACCAATTCGGGAGGCAGATCGAGGCTGATCTCAAGCGTCCCGAACCACTCCGTCGCGTCCTCGATCGTGCCGGTACTGTCCACGGGCGGAAGGCCGATCAGCCGCAGCGTCACCTCCTGGCCGACGACCGATTCCGACGGGCCGTCAATCCGTATATCGCCAGGCTCCGGCAGGATCACCTTGGACCCGGGCCCGGCCCCGGCCCACGCAACCGAGGCCGCCAACAGGCACAGGACTGCTACCAGTCGCTTCATATCGTCACCTTGTTAGTCTGGCACGAATCGCCACTGCTTGGCTGTCTCGTTCCATATTGCCGCCCCGTGGTCACCCTGCTTCGGCTTCGGCCGCAGCCGCGGAATGGACAGCCGACGGAACCCATCGCGAGACGTGTCGAGTTTCAGAAGGTACAAGTCGTGGTCCAGGTCGTCGAGACCCTTCTGGGTGCAGACCCAGACCACCCCGAAACATTTTTCAGCCACGCTGTTGGGCCTCCCGGAAGACCTCGCTGATTTCCTCATCCGACATCATCGAAGCCGTTTCGATCACCGAATCTGCCAGGGCATTCGCCGCACATCGACGCTGTCGACCAGAGAACGTTCTGCCGGCCGCCGTCAAACAAAAACGGTGCAGCATGAACATCTGAAACCTCGACGGTTCCACGCACGCCGTCTTCATCGCCTCTTCCTGGTCGAAGCACTCCTGAATGAGCGAGATGATGATCGCGATGATGCTCTCCCACGGGAACACCATCGCATGGACCAGCTTGACTCGATCCGAACACCGCATCGCAATCTTCTCCAACATGGTCATTTCCTTCGCGTTACAGGTACATCGCTTTGCGCACTCCGCGACAAACGGAGCACAATCCTTCGACACGACCAAACTCCCGGTCTCCGCAGGCTCCACACTTGCCGTATGATGCGAGCCACCGAATGCCTTTTGAAAAAGAGCCGCCGGACTGGCTCACTCGACGATTGCTCAGGCGGTGGACAACCCGCAATCCCCGTTTCAACTTGCTCCACACCCGACGGCTCATGGTTTTACGACCATCCAGACTAACAGCGAAATCAAGCAAAACACGACCGCCAGCGCAACCGCTCTGACGATTGATTCGTTATCATTTCCGCTCACGGCACCCTCAAAACTCCGGCCACCAACGCCAACCAAATGAGAGTCGCACCGATCACGTCAAGAGCCCACCAGAGGTATTCGGGATCGAGGTATTCGAAATCTCGGAGCTTCATTTCGCCGTCCCCCTGAATCGTGGACCACGCACCCGAGTCCCAGCCCACCTCCACCATGCTTCCCACGGGCTCATACGCCGCGCCCGCATCGCGCACCAGAACACCCAATGCACCTCCGAGCTCGGCCGCAGTTTGTCCACGCAAGCCACGTCGTGGATCACGCTGCCTTCCCTTCCCCGGCCAACGAACGGCGGTTGAATACGCCAGAGGAGCCGGGGGGAGGACATCCCATCGACGACGCGCCCGGTGGCGGCGCGCCAGATATGGCCGTTCGGATCGATGAACGCCACCGGCTTTGAAAGCCGCATGTCCCGCGCATTCGGCATCCAGTCGGCCTGGACGATGGGCAGCCACGGCTTTAGCGGCCGGAGCGTCATGGGATCGGCGAAGAAGCCGAAGGGGTGATCCTTGAGCAGCTTTGCAAATTGGGAATCTGCCATGCAGCCCCCCCCCTTTTTTTACCCACCGTAGTACGTGACGTTGATCTTGGCGCTCGCCCCTTCCTCGATGAATACGAGCGCTTCGAGGATGGCCCGGCCGACGAACCGCTTGGTCGCGAGGGCCTGGATTGCTTCGCCCACCGTGGCCGTAGGGGGGGTCCCGTCCATGCGGAAACGAACGTCCTTGTTGGCCGTCGGATCGGATTGGACGTCCGCGATCCACGCACCGGCAGGCACGGTCAACGTCTTCACCCCGCTCAGGCCGGTAAGCTGCTCGTAGCCCTTCGGGACGAGAGGGCCGTCGATTGTGAGTTCAGCCATGCTGAGTATTCCTTCCTAGCCGCCGTAGTAATGGACGTTTAGTTTGGCGCTCGCCCCTTCCTCGATGAACCGCAGCGCCTGGAGCAGGGCCCGGCCGATGAACCGTTGCGTCGTGGCCGATTGGATCGCCGCCCCTATGGCGGCCTCGGGGGCCGTACCGTCGGCGCGATACCGCACGTCGACGGCTGCCGTCGGGTCGGCCTGGATGTCGGCGATCCACGCACCGGCGGGCACGGTCAACCCTACCGACGCAACCAAGCTGGTGATCTGCTCATAGCCCAGCGGAACGAGGGGCGCCGGGAGCTTTATTTCCGCCATGTTCCTAGCTCCTCGTTAGCTGGAGGTTGTGCCGCGGATCAAGGACGTCGGCCGCAGGCAGAGATTGAGCGGATTCGACTGCGTCTCCATCTGGATTCCCTTGTCGAAGTCCATCATCCGCTGCTTGGCGTAGATCGGCAGCCCGATCGTGTTGACCGTCTCGACGTAGTTCGCCGGTGCGAAGTACGTGACGAACAGACCGGGCACACCCACCGGGAAGAATCGCGCTTCGGCCGCCGGGAAGAAAGTCACGCCGGAAACCGAGCCCCGGTACTCCTCGAAGATGATGTTCCCGAACTTGAAGCCGGTGCGGACGTCCGTCCGCAACAGCTCCCCCTGCTGGTACAACTCGTACGCCTTCTTGACCGCGTCGTGTTCGATGAACTTGTCGAACCACGTCGCACCGCAGAAAGCGTGGATGTACGTGTAGGGCGAGGCACCTAGCGCGGTTTCCATCGCGCGGATGACCTCGACGCACTTGTTGCGGACCTTCGTCGTCGAGCTGCCGAGATCGAAGTCGATCGACGTCGGGGTCGTTCCGAACTCGGCATGGAGATCGCAGACCACGTCCGCGCCGTCGGCATCGAGGATCACACCTTGCAGCGCGCCGATCCGGTGATACTCCAGTGTGGCCGCGTGGTCCCCCCGCATGGCCAAGAGACGATCGTTCACTACGGACATGATCGCTTCAGTCTGGTCCGTCGAGCCGAATGCGCGAACATTCTGCACATCATCGGCCATGATCGTGTCGGGGTACGGGATATGAGGGATCGCGATGGACCGCACCTTCCGCTTCGGCCTCGCACCGATCACCCCCGCCTCCCCGCGTCGCCGAGTCGGCAGAAGGGCCAGTAGACCTTCTCGCTCCTCGACCATCACGGACGTGGTAGTCACACCCCGGGTCTGGAACAACCCCATCTGATCGATTCGAGCCGGCTTGTACGGCTGCTTGTTGACCCAGTCGGTCAACGATTTTACCGTATAGGCGTCGCCGTTGAACACGTCGAGCACGGAGCCCATAACGCTACCTCCAAAAAAGGGGGCCGCACGTTCCTACGTGCAGCCCCCCAAAGGCAGCGACGTTTGGGGCGTCTGGCCGGTAATTACTCCGGCTTCTCGCCCTAGTTGACCGCCACGTAAGCGCGGCGGCCCCGGGTTCAGTCCTACGTTGTCTGCTTCGTGTACGTCGGCTCGGTCATCGTCTGGATGTCCAAGGCCGCCAGCGCGGCCAGCGCGTTCGCCTCCGTCCGCGCATTGAAATCGAGCTGGTTGTAATCGACGATCGCCGGACCGCGGATCAGGAACAACCCATTGGCGCCCTTGCCCACGGTGGTGCGGGCTTCCACTGCGGTGGGCGGCCCACCCGTGAGTAACGCAATGTCGGCCGACACAATCCGCTGCGGCTCGCCCGCATAGTTGGCACCGGAAAACGTGATCGTGATCGTGTCGTCCGGCAGCGGCGTGGCGATCAAGGAAACTGCCACGGCACTCACCCCAAGCACGGCGTTGATCGCCGCCAGGACAACCGAATCCGCCGCGTTGTAGGCGATGGTCCCCGTGGTAACCTCGACGCCCGTGTAATGAAGGAACGTCAGGGTAAACGTCCCCCCCGTGGGTGTCCCAGCCATCACGACCGTTTGAACTTCGTCGACCGCCGTGATCGTCTCCAGGCAAACCGAATCGGCAAGTCCGCCGGAGGAGTGCCCTGCCGTGGTCCGGGACTCCACTGCGGTGGGAGCACCACCGGTGAGCAGGCTGATGTCCGAAACGATCATCGGGTAGCCTAGTCCGGCGAAGCCGGTACCGGAGTAGGTGAACGTGATCGTCTGGTCGGGGAGAGTTGTACCCGTGGCGACGATGCCGGTAGCAACCCCAGTCGCAACATCCAGGGCCGTCGAAATCGTGGCCGCGCTGGCGCTATGCGCGAGGGCCGTCGTCGGCACCATCACCCCGTCGGTATTTTGAACCCAGAGGACGAACGTGCCACCGGTGGGTGCCCCACCGAACACGATCGACTGCACCTCGTTCACGGCCGCCGTAAGCTTGACCTTCTCGGTCCCACTGAACTCGCACACGTCACCCGGCGAAAGCGATTGCGCGGTAGCGATCGGCTTGGCCGATCGGCAAAGGGCCGGGTTCACCTCGTACTTGAGGATGTCCCCCAGCCGCTTGAGTTCTGACAAAACCGTTGTCATCGAAACGTCTCCCTAGTACTAAGAGCCCAGTTGCTGCTTACTGCGCTCGATTTGTTTGTCGATCAGCTTCTGTGTTTCGCCGGCGTCCCCCCGCGAAAGCCGCAAGGTCTGGGGCCCCGACTTCTCGCCCAGCTCGACCGGGTCGTTCTCGGCCAGCGCGTTGACCAGGGCGTCGAAGTTGTCGCCGCCGCGGGACAAGGACAGGGCGAGCGGCTCCGCATCGACGTACTGGGCTGCGAGCTTGTCGCGGACGGCCGGGGTGATCCTCGCCGCCTCGACCAGCGCGTCCAGCTTCATCCGCCGGTTCTCGGACGCCAGGGACAGGAGCGTCGGATCGACCACCGGGGGGTCGGCAGTCGCAGGCGCCGGATCGGGCTTCTTCTTGCCCACCTCGGCCACCTGCTTCTTCAAGTCGCCGACGTGCGCCAGGAGCAGTTCAGGGGCGGTCTCCTCGGTCAGCTCGGCCTTGAGCTCGAGGTCGGTCCCCAGTTTCTTCCAATCGAAGGCCATGGTGGATGGCTCCTGTGTCAACGTGTAGGCCGCTGCCAACGATTCCCATTTCTTGAGACCGGGGATCACTGGAACCGGCGTGATGGCGATATGACGAATGGGGTGCTTGTAGACGTTGCCGCGGGCGTCGGTGAACTCGGGCGGAACGAACAGGCTCACGTCGTTCGACTCGGCGATCCGTGGGGCGTCGTCGCCGATAAGACTGAAGATACCCACCAGGGCATCACCATCGACGAGTAACTCGTCAACGTTCCCCAGCGTCTTCTCGGGGTTGTCCTCGTTCTCGTGCTTCAGCGGGACGGTCACACCCACGCCGTTCTCACGCATCCGGGCGAACGTCGCAGCCCAGTGGGCCAGAGTCTTGGGCGTCACGGAAAACTTCTGACCCGTGTCCGGGTGGACGTAATCGCCGATGCGAATCACTTCCTTGCGGTAGCGGTGAATCGGGGTACCACCCAACCTGATGGGCTTGCTGTCGAGCGACACAAAACTCGTCGTCCCCGGGGCGTACAGGATGAGCGGCTTGGTGTGCGAAGCGGGCTTTGTGGGCTTCAACATCCACTGCAAGAGCACGTCCCCCAGATCCCTGGCAAACTTCCCTGCCCCGCCCTTCCGGCGCATTTCCTTCAGCGCCCCGTTGGCCGCCTCGATCGACCGCTCTTCGGCCTCCTCTCGGGGATTGCCTTTCAACTCGGCCCGCAGCGCGCGGTTGGCGACGCGCACCCACATCCGGGCCTCGCCATCCGAGCGAATGCGGGGGTTCTTCTGCCGGGCGTCTTTCACGGTCCAGGGCATTAGAGCACACTCCCCGTCAACACGCCAAACCGGAACTCGGAGTTCTCGGCCACGCCGTTGGAATACCGAACCTTCGCCGCCGCGTTGCCGGTGATCGGCCGCGTGTACGGCCAGGTGTCGACCCACGGTAGCAGCTCGTTGGCCGGTAGCTCCTGGGCCCAGAGCGAGGCGTCGGCAACGTCGAGAAACTCGAAGTGTCCGCGCTTTTTCATCCAGAGAGCTAGCTCCACCATATCGTCACCGTCGAATGACACGGGCTTCTCGATCCGCTCATCCGCCAGCACGGCCGTGTCCTGGGCCGGCATCACGTCGCCGCCGCTATCATTGGCCAGCGTGTCGGTGAACGTGACGACCAGCTCGTCAACGACCGTCACCAGGGACCAGTAGCGGACGCCCGCCGCCCAGTAGATGTCGATCAGGTCGTCGACCAGGAGGCCGTGGGCAGAGGTGAACGTGATCACGCCGCTGTCGTCTCCGCCCCGCGTGGTCAGGGAGCCGGCGACGGCAGCCGGGATCGTCCACGGCCCGTAGCCCTCGCCGGAGTCGTAAGCCCGGGTGATCTTCGAGCCGGATATCGACAGCCCCGCGATGGTCACCGCAAGATCGAGCACGCCGTTCATATCGTTCACTCCCCAAAAAGGAAACCCGCACCGACACCCCGAGCCCTGTTCAAAAGAGGCTCGGGACGCGGGCGCGGGTTCTTCCTCGTCAGCCGTTGTCCCTAGTCGACGTTATTACTGTTCTCGTCTACGCCATCGGTTCCCTCGCTGTGCCGTTCGACCTGCTTCGCCAAGCCGTCTCGATACCGTATGCCAACCCGTACCCATCCCCATGTGTGATCGTCGGCGGCTCTCGCGGCCAGCTCGTCCAGCCGCTGGTGGGCCAGGGCCAGTACGGTAGCGTTCCGTCCGGAATTGTAAGGCTGCTGATCGTCCATGTCAACTGGATTCCTGAACCCCCTTGGCACACGACAACGCCCAATTGTACTGCCGGATCATTCGGCGGAGCCGTTCGGATAACGCCCGCCGGGGCACCTTGCCCCCTGTAATTGGCAGCCACCAGAGCCAGAAGTCTCCGTCTTCGTGCCAGTGCGTACCCCATGCCGGCTCCAGCCACGAGGCCACAGGCTCGACAATCTCCCGAGGGAAACCGAAGTGGTAGCGGTAGGCCCCGCGCGTGTGACGGCTTCGGTATAGCCGCAAGGGCAACCCCCTGGGCAGCAGCCCATCCACCTGCTTGACCATCTCCAGGTCCGGGAACATGGCTCACCCTGTCAAAACGGGACGGCCGAAACGTCCTCGATTGCATCAAGTGCAAGGACAGCGCCGCGCGTCTGCTGGCTCGTGTAGACCAGCTCGACGCCGTCCCTCACCAGGTCGATCTTTTGCGGCTGCACCACGCGGGGCTTGCTCAATAGGTCCCACAGGTTTGCCGTTAGATCACCAGAAAAGCCGTCTGGATCACCCAGCTCTAACTCCGGGTGTTGCCTCGCCAGTTCGGGAGCCCATACGTCGAGCTGCCCGACCCGCGCCCCTGTTTTCCCGCCGATAGCCTGGCCGGACGAATAGTCGAATCCCTCATTCTCCAGCCTGCGGACAGTTGACGAGGGCAACCCGGTCAGCTTGTGGGCCGCCGCCTTCGCCGTCTGAATCTCTCGGACAACCGCGGCCCTTTCTATGTACAGATAATCCACGGCCTCCGACAGGTGCCCCGGATCGACGCCCCACTCTGCGGCCTCCGCATGGATCGCTTGCCCGAGGCCGGACCGGGTACTGACCTCCGGGGCAACCGGGACGGGCTGCTTGGCGGGCTTCGGCTTTGCTCCTATGCGGGGCCCCACCCCTGGCCGCAGACTCGCCCCGTCGCCCCCCAGTACCTTCCCCGGATGGTAGTCGAAACCCTTGTCCGGCCGAAGGCCGGCCTCCGGCCGGACCGCCTCCCGTGGCTCGTAGATCGGGATCGGGACGCACCGGCAAGCCCACCCGTTTGGTGGCCAGAACGTGTCCCACTCGGGCGAGTCCTTTGGCAGCGTCATGCCCTCCAATCCCACATGGGAATCCCGTACCCGATCGTCACCGACGGTCACGTACTTGTACCCCCACAGGATCTCGTCGATGTCCGGGTCGCACATCGAGTCGTAGAGACCCGCTGAGTACGCCGTCTGCGTCTGCGTGCGAAAGATCGCCTCGAGCTGGAAGCTGCTGCGGGGGGTGAGCCCCAGGCTGGTGAACGCCTCGCCCAGCGCGGCCCGCCCCTCGCGGACGTGCATCCCTCGCTGGGTGATCTCCAGCATCGTCTCCTGTAGCTTGTGCTCGACCGCGTCGGACGCCTTCGTGAGCATTTGCACCGCCGCCATCTCGTGACGGTTGCCCAACTCGACAAGCTGCTCATGGGGAATCGCCATCCGGCGGGTCAGTACGCCGATCGCCTGCTCGTAGCCCAGGCTCAGCGAAGCAAGCTGCCGGCCCCGCTGAAGCCCGGTGAGCTGGGCCATCGTCATGGCGTCACGAAGCTGGGGAACGATCTTGAGCAAGTGCTGCTGGGGCAGGTGGATCAGTCGGGGGTCACGCCGCCGGTAGGCTGCCAGTACCGCCCGCATCAGCCGGGCACCGGTCACCGTCGCCGCCGCCACACCCCAGCGCACGGCCCGACCGTTGTCCCGGCCCATTGCGCGGGCGAGGCGTCGTTCACGAGGGGTTACGAGGGGCATCGATCACAGCCCCCTGAAACCTTGATCCATAATTCCGAACGAACACGCCAGACGCGGAGGCCGTTCGCCCTGCACTCCCTACGTAGACGCGGAGTATCAGGAAGACCCAATTCCTGAAAATACCGCGGCCAAGCGTCCTTCGGATAACGCACAATTCGTCCCCCAAATCCGCGATTCTCTCCATACCGTGCCACGACAAAACCCAAGGCCACGCCACCGGTTTCTGAATCTCCGCGCATCATCCCATCCCCCTCGTCAACGCCCCCTCGAATTGCTCCGGCTCCAATCCCTCCGCCGGCTCCTCCGCCTTCGGCAGGCGTACCGCCCCCGGCTCCTCGATCTCGTCTTCCGGCCGGCTCGGCACCTGTACCCGGTCGCGGAGCGCGTCTACGTCGATCCGCCCGTACTCCTCGATCCCGCCGGCCGGTTGCGACACGATCGCCGTGTAGAGCAACCGCAGGTAGCCCAGCGCCTCGTCTTCCAGCGGCGAGGCCACCAGACGAACTTTGCCCCGGGCCGCCTCGCCGAAGTTGAGCAGCAGCAGCGCGTCGACCACGTAGTGGGTGACGTACTGAGTGTATTGCCGATCCAGCTTCTCCATGATCGCCAGCGTCCAGTTGGCGTGGGCGACCGCCTCGGCCTTCGTCCCGAACTGACCTTCGGTCAACGCCCGCTCAGGGAAGAACATGCCGCGTAGCTTCAGGCTGTCAAGGTACTTGAGCCGGGCGATAAAGCTGTACTGCTTTGGGCTCGTGTCGCCAATCGTGTTGAAAGACCAGCATTGCCACTCCTGGATCTCACCCTCGCCGGTATCGACATGCACCGTAGGCACGCACAGCCCGCCGCTGGTCTGAAGCGTCTTTAGGAGCGTCTGTGCGAGAACAGCGTTCGACGTCTCGACTCCGTCAACCATGGAGCTCCCCGGCGGGTACTTGACCACCATGCGGATTCCCGCCTGCTTCGCATCGTAGCGGGCCGCCACCTTGTTTGCTTCATTCCACTGATTGTAGATGCCCCGAATCGTCTCCAGTTGGGCCTCGCCGTACCAGTTGGTGCCCTCGGCATGGTGAGACATGAGCAGGGACTTCTCGGAACCGAGAACGAGGGAGTCCCGCGACTGCTCGAAACCGGCGAACGCCCCGGTGTCCTTCACGACGAGGATCGTGGTCAAGTCGTGAAGCAGCGGCTTCAGCTTCGCCAGGTGGACGCGATTACCGTCGAGCTCGTAGACCTTCTCCCAGCCCTGCCAGCCGAAGTCAATCGACCCGTACAGCGCCCGCTCGATCACGGCATCACGCAACGGCAGCACGTCGCCCTTGATCAGGTCAAGCCACTCGTCAGGCGGCTCTTCCCCCTCGGCCGGCTCGACGGACCACCCGCCGGTCAGGAGCACCGCCGCCAGGACCTCGCGGGCCAGGGACACTGTCGGGTCCCGGCGGATCGTTCGGTAGGCCGCGTACGTCGCCGGACGGGTTGTCTGCAAGTAGACCGTGCCGGGAGCGCCGCCGGTCGGCCAAGTGGTGTAGGCAACGGCCGTCTGGGGACCGGTCTGTTCGCCGAGGTCGGGTTTATCGGTCATCCAATCACCACCACGTTTCTCCGATCAGCTTCCGGCAACCGGATGCCGATCGGCCAGAGCCTGTGAATTATGTAGCCGAGCGCGTCGGTGTTCGACACAAGCACGCCGTTGGCAAAGAACTCATGCGCGCCGACAACCTGGAGGCTATACGTCGGCTTTCTTTTTTTGCCAGCCTGCACGCGCGTTACACGCACGGGAGCAATACCGCTTTTTGGCGTATTTGTTGACACTAAATTCCGCACCACACAATTCACACGTACGGACTTCGTTGTCGACTCCCGATGCTCTCCGCGCTGCTGCCTTGCAGCGTCGTGAACAATACCTGTCCCCCTTCTTGTCGAGCAGGACCCGATATTGCTTTCCGCAGCATTTACAGGTCTTATAAAGGACTCGCCGTCGTAGCTTCCTGATAAGATTTCTAGCATGATTCCGATGCCATTCGCGGCCAGCTTCTGACCGATGCCACTCGGCCGCAAGGGGAGACGCTCTCCTGAGTATTGCTCTTCGTTTTGTTTTGAGTTCCGGGCTAGCCTTCTGTCTGGAGAGATGCTCGGACTTTTCGAGGCACTCAAGGTTACCGATTGAATTGTTGGCCGTGTTCCCGTCCTTATGATGGATGTGGCAACCATCAGGGATTGGGCCAAAGTGGTCAATCCAAACCTGCCGATGGAGCCGGCGTTCATGCTTCCCGGTACCGCGTGTGAAATATCTCCGTTGTGTCGAAGATTTCGCATCCGGATACCGCCGATACGCAACGCCTTTGTAGACAATGATCTCGACCTGCATAGCACATTCTCCCCAATCGGGTGTAACGGATATAGTGAGCTATGCAATTCTACCGCGGACAGCGGGACAAATCCAGTCCCCTTCACCCAAACTGGGTGATCTTCAGTTCCATGCAGGGCGATCCCCGCATCGGTTTCCAGCTCCCAAATTTCAGCATCCCGCATCGTCAGGCCGGACCAAACTACTTGACGCAACCCACTCCGAGTCCAAACCTTCTGGCCTGCATAGATTTCCTCAATCGGCACTGGACCATCTTCTGTTGCCACAAGGGTCCCTGCCACTAAGCACATGTGGCCGATGTCCCCCGAGTCGGCCGGAGTGCTGGTCCCCACCCGGTAGTATCGGGTCTCCAGGTCGGAGATCAGGTGCGTGCACTTCGGATCAACGAACAGCCGGCGGGCACCCGACGCGCTGCACAGCATGGCGTTGGTCGCGGCAAACCGATCGGCGATCGCGGGGTTGGCCCGGGGGTAGTGAACCGACCGGCCGGCCCGCTGGAACCGCTCGTCATTGAGAATCTGCCGGTAGTCTGATAAAGACGCCCGCGTGTTGCGACTGGCCGACGACGCATCGCCATAGAACTCCCAGCCGCCCCGGTGATCCGCATACCGCCCGTGCAGCACGTCCAGCGTCCGGCGAGTCGTCGTACCCTCGAGCCATATCTCATCGAATACCTCCAGCCGGTCACCCCGCCGGTGGCCAAGCACCCAGGCCATCGGGGACACATTGAAGTCGGAACCGACGATGATCGGCAGAGCGGAATCGTAGAAGCAGGGCCGCACGTTATAGTCAAACTCGAACTCGCTGAAGATGCAACCTTCAAGCTGGGTGAACCGACCTTCGTATCGCCGCTGGAACAGCAGCGCGGGCAACGTCCTGCGCGCCCGCTCGTACTCCTCACGCGGGTACGACGGGTTGTCGATCGACCGCCACGTCCGCACGAAGTAGTCAGGATCGCCTTTCGTGAACCGGTCGAGGAATTGCTTCTTGAGCCAGTTGACGGCGTATGGCGTGGTGGTAATAAGCGCCCGGCCCATCTTGTAACCGAGGCGGGCCTGAACCACGGTCCAGATGTGCTGGACCATCTGCCCAGCCTCGTCGAGCCAGATCCCACGGTACTGGCCGCCCTCGACCGTGTCCGGGTTGTCGGCCGAAAGGAAGACTATCTCGTGCCCCTCGATCGAATAGGTCCGGCTGGCGGCAGCCCAGTTCCCGCCGAACCGGTCGAACATCCGCAGGAACGTCCGCAGCGTCTCCCGCTGGAGCACCCCGTACGTCGGAGCCAGTACCATCCAACGGTCGGCCGGATACCGCTGCATCTCAGTGAGCAGCCACAGGGGGCCCATGGCCGTCTTCCCGCCACCGGTCCCGGCGATCGCCGCCAGGAAGCGGGCGCGGCTGCACAGCACGGCCGCTTGTCCGACGTGCGGACGGAAGGACACCATGTCGTCGTCCGTAACAGTATGCCAGCTCAAGGCGACTCACCACCCGTTAGGGGGTCCACCCCTATATAAGGGGCTTCAGAATCCGATTTTTCAGCGCTAGGCCCCGTATGTGGTGCCCAGCTTAACAAACTGGTGTCTTGGCCCTATCGTTCCACCTCTTGACCGCTCTCCTCCCACTTGATCGGCAGCGCGAACGGTCCGGCCGAGAGCCGGCGCAACAGGGCGTCGGCGCACTCGACGGCCCGATCGGCGAAGGCCCCCGGGTCCTTGTGCTCCTCTTCGACCGCCAGTCGCGTCATGATCCCGACCGCGATCGTGATCCGCAGCCCTTGCATCTGGGCTGCCATCGCCCGATCGGGCGGCACGGCCCCCTGGGGCAGGAGGATGCCGCTAGCGTTGGGTTGTCCAGCCATTAGGCTTGCCTTTCCCGCTGCATACAGCAGCGTTTGAACTTCTGACCACTTCCGCACGGGCATGGGTCGTTTCGACCGACCCGCGGCGCCCGCCGCGGGACGAAGTGGGCAGGCTGGTAGGGCACCTTACGATCCGTCGCCGTCGCCATTTCCGTTTCCCCCCGGCTCCTTATTGGCCTCCGGCATGATGATCTGGACGCCCTTGATCAGGTTGCCTTCGTGCTGGATGGCCGCCCGGTCCTTGAACTTCTCGGGACGATAGCCCTTGAGCATGAAAATCAACAGCACGTCGCTGTACTCATGTTCGACGTAGGGGACCATGATCTCCTCGCCCTTATCGTCGAGTCGCGGCTTCTCATCCTTCCCGATCAGGGGCACCGTGATCATGGTCCCCTGATGGAACTTGAGCCGCTGGACCCCCGAGGTCGCCCGGCGAATCGCCTCGGCTTCCAGATAGTCGGCGCCCGCCTCCCGGGCCTCCTCAAGCGCCTCGCGGTACTGGTCGGCCGCCTCCCCCTCCTCTTTCGTCCAGTGCCAAGCTGTTGTCCGGTCGATACCGGCCGCCTCCGCCGCATGGGTCTGGGTACCCGCAAGGGACAGCGCCTTGAGGTAGGCACGCTTTTTTGGATGTTGAATATGATTGAAGTCAGGCACTGGTCAGCCTCCGTCGGCATTATACACGCGCAACCGCTGTTCTTTCAGGATTTTTTCACGCTCCCGGATGTACCGAGCCTGCTCAGCGGCCCCCAAGTCCAGGTCCGTCGACCGGTCGACCGGGTCAGGTAGCCCCATACCCCGGTCCCCCATCTTCTTGGCCAGCGCATCGCGGGCCTCGATTTCGACTCGGGTAGCGGGCGGGAGCGTTTTCGGACGATACTTTCCCAGGACGATCCGCCCAACCGACCCGAGGCCGATCCGGGTACGTTCGGCGATGTCACGATAGGTACAACCCCCGCGGTGCATCCGCTTGACCGTCGCGACTATCGTGCGCGTGATTTTCATTGTGAGTCTTCTGCGGCTTTGGCTGCCCTCATCAAGCTAGCAGCATCTTGGGCTAATCGCCGTCGTTTGTACTCATCGGCTTTCCGTATCAAGACCTCTCCCGCTTCCCGACACCCACGTTCCAGGCCCCTCAGAATGTCATTGTCCATCCTTCATCCCTCCCGCCGCGTCTGCGGCTTCGCGTAACACCCCCATAATGATCTCCATCGCCTCGTCGACCGACTCGACGACGCCCGTAACCGCGCCCGCTGCCCCCCATTCCCGCAGCCGCAGACGCTGGAGCGGCGTCGGCTTCTTTCCCGGTCGCTTAGCCTCCAGCCATATTGAGCGGCCCGCCGCCGTGATATGCAGGTCGGGGGTGCCCGCCTCGACGTACCTGGACCCATGGAGCTTGACCGCCTTGACGGGGTGACCGAGTCGACGGAGGGTCTTCACCCGGTCAAGGACGGTGCGAATGATCGTGGATTCCTTCATGGCTTGTCCCTCAACTCCTCCGGCAACGATCCTTCAGGAATCTTCTGCATCTCCGCAAACCGTAGCGCATGATCCCGGCACAGTGCCCAGCCGCGGTAGCCCCGCCGATTGCCTTCCGGCGGGATACCCCCACCGACGATGTACTCGGCGCGGGACCCGCACCGCGCTCGCTCACAGTCGAGCCGATCGCCGAAGTCCAAATCAGACAACGGGTCGATCTCGCGGACGTACGGGGCAATATATTTCACCTGCATCACCCTATCCTCCATCCTTTGTTCTAGGTTTATCAAACCGGACGTACTCGACCGGCTGTCCCATGACGATACTAGCCTGCTCGGCTTCCCGGGCCCTCTTTTCCTCGGCCCAGATATAGCCAATCAGGGAGTCGTCAACGACCCGCCAGACTTCCCATAAGTGACTGTGTTTTGACATAGTCATTCCATCCTCCATCGAAAACCAGTACCCTGTTCTTTCACGATCAGCAGTCGGTTGCGCGCCCGCGTGGTAGCGACGTACTTGACCCGTTGCTCTTCGTCTCGCCCCGCGTCCGAGCGAGCTGATAGCGCGCACGGGCGGCTGATCGAGGTCAAGATCGCCACGTTGTCGGCCTGAGCCCCTTTCGCGCTGTGTACCGTGCCGACGCGGACCCGGGGCTCTCGCACAAGGTCCTCGCCCCAGCGGGCTCGTGCCGCAATCCAGTGATCGGAGCCGGGTATCCAGTGGGTCCACTGCCCCGAGCAGACCACCTCGAGGAATAGCGCCGTCGCCCCCATAGCGTGCAGGTCGCCGGGCAGCTCGAACGGGTAGACCTCGGCGGCACCCTCCATGCTGCTGAAGTGGCTCTTGGTTCCGCGCTCGAAGTAGGGGGCGGTCGGGATCTGCTGTTTAAGGATCTGCTGCCACTGCCAGCCGTCGACCGGGCCACCGTGCTGGATCGACAGTAGCGCTTCGATCGCCGCTACCTGGACGCCCCCGCCGCCCCGCTTATGCCCCCGAGTCGGCGTCCATGGGATCGCCGCAGTATCCAGCAGGCGCCCGATCCGCCGGGCGTGCCAGTTGGTACGAGCCAGGATCAGCCACTCGTCGCGGGGGTCGATTTCTCCCCCTATAATAGGGAGCCATGAATCGGATATTTCACCGCGCGTGTCGGTAGGCGATATCCCCCTTGGGAAGTAGTCAGAGCACCCCGAGATCAGTTGTTCGCCAAGGGCCAGGATGTCGGCCGCACACCGGTAGGATCGGTCCATGACCACGGTCTCGTCAACCGGCCAGGTGAGAAAGTGGCTCGCGTCCGCCCCGGCCCAGCCATAAATCGACTGAAATGGGTCGCCACAGAGCACGACCTGCCGCACATCCTCGCCCGAGACCAGCCGCTGGGTGGCGGCTGCCTGGAGTGCCGACGAGTCTTGCTGCTCGTCCAGCAACCACGCCTCGACGTCGCTGGGGGGCTCGCCGCGCGGGGCGGTCTGGTACGCCCCTTCCTCAACCGAGAAGCCGTAGCCCGCAAACTGGGCTATCAAGTCGGTGAAGTCGACCCGCCCATCAACCCGCTTGGCCATCTCGTAGCGACTCACCACCCGAGTGCAGTAGTCCAGCGCCGGGCTCCGGTCGTCCGTCTCGTCGCGCTCCCGCCAGACGGTTGCCAGCGGCACAAGCCGATTGCGGGCAGCGTCCCAGATCGTTAGCGCCCGGTCGGCATCCTGCGCCTCGCCGGCGACGGCGAACGACTCAGCGTAGGGTTCCCCGCCCTCGGTCGGCAGGTGAACGGATTCCTGAAGCTGCTCTTGCAGCCACTCGCGGTCCGCCTTGCAATCGGTAAGCAGGCGGTCGCGCACGCCGAGCAGCCGGTAGCACGCCGCGTGCAGCGTCTTGATCCAGCCGGAGTGCTCCAGTTCGACCGGCCGCAGGCTAAAACGGTCGCCAGCCCGGGTGCTCGCCTCGCGGCGTGCGGCCCGGGTGTAGGAGGAGAACCCCACCAGCCGCGGGTCGCCGACTTCGGCGACAATGTCATCCATGAAGTTCAAGAGCGCCCTGGTCTTGCCCGTGCCCGGGCCGCCGATTAGTTTTACAGTTTTCACCCCCATCACTTTGCCCTCGTGGAGCATACGGTTCCGCCCTGGTTAAAACACCTTGCCTTGCCCGGCCCGGCCGCGCCGGAGCGAGCCCGGCCTTGCCAAGCCATATTTTAGTAAATCCTATGAGAACACCTTGCCTTGCCTTGCCTTGCCACACCACACCTCGCTGGGCCCCGCCATGCCCAGCCGAGCCGCGCCGCGTTTATCGAATGCTATAAGAACACCTTGCCTTGCCGCGCTCGGCCTTGCCTCGCCGCGCCTCGCCGCGCCACGCCAGGCCGGACCTTGCCCCGTTGATTCACACCGCCGCCAGCAACTCCTCCAGCAGCCCGTGCAGCTTCCTTAGCCGCTCCAACAGCTTCTCGTCTGCCTTGTCCAGTAAGTCGGCCTCGATCAGGTCGATGATCTGGTTGACGTAGAACGCCTGGTTCATTCCCGACGATCGGTCGTTGGCCTCCCGTTGCCGCTTGGTCAACTTCTTTCCGGCCATGTGCCGGATGGTGTGCTTGAGCGCAACCGTCAAACCTTGGCCGTTCCCCCTGGCCGTCCGGTCGGCCTTCAGCCCGGCCAGCTTGTCGACCGGCATGTTGAGCGCACCCGCCACGGAATCCAACGGGATTCGCAGACGATCGGCGATGATCGTGCAGCGGGTGCGGTCACAAGGGTCCAAGCGTGCCCCGTGCGCCGCGTTGTACCGCATCGCGTCGAGGAACATTTCCTTCTCGTTGCGGTAGGTCTTCTCGATCACTTCGATTTCCGCGTCCGGCCCGCCCGTTTGGAGCCGTTCCTTGACGCGGTGGAATCCGTCGACCACCCGCTTCGATTTTTTGTCGGCGATGACGGGCGGGAGTTCAACGCCCGCCTTCCTCGCGTCGGCAATCGCCCGGATGTTGTGGCCGTCCAGGTTGTTCCGGGGGTAGAGGTCAAAGTCCAACACCAGTTCCGCACACTTCATGGTTCGCATCGCTTGTGCTCCTTTCGAGCAGGGGGAGAAAAAATCCTTGCCGAGCCGCGCCTCGCATCGCTCCGCCGTGCCAGGCCCTGCCACGTCCAACGAATCCTATAAGAACACCTTGCCTTGCCACACCTCGCCGGGCCGGGCCAAAACTGGCCGGGCCTGGCCGTGCCACGTTCAGCGAAACACTTCTTGTTCAATACGAGACAGCCGGTCCTCGAATGTTGATGGCATGCCGTTTTGCATCGCGAGACGAAAAGCATCACATGCAATCCGTGACCAGTTCACCTCTGGGTGCTTTTCGGCGTACGCATTCATCACGGTCTTCAACTCAGGCGGAATAGAAATGGTCGTGCGTGTGTGCATTGAAAAATCCTTGCCGAGCCTCGCCATACCTCGCCTCGCCATGCCACACCCCGCCTCGTCGCGTTTACCGAATCCTATAAGAGCACCTTGCCTTGCCTTGCCTCGCCTTGCCTTGCCTCGCCAGGCCAAGCACCGCCAGGCCATGCCTTGCCCCGCCAGAAATTGCTTCACCCCAACTCCACCGAGAACCGCCCAAAAGCGCCGGACTTCTCGGGTCGAAAATCGCCAATGCCAATGATCCGCCCGGCCAGTGAAAGCGCCTCAACCACTTGTTCGGCCGAGAGGAGCGCCATATCCACCTCCAGCGCCAATCGCATCTTCCAGGGCATCCACTTCGGACGGCACCGAAGGACCCTGGCCTTGTTCACAACAACCGGCTGTCGGTCGATCTCGTACTTCCTAGCCGGCTTGCCCTTCCCATCGAGGATCGTGACACCCGGCTCTGTAATAAACACGGCCCCCTTGATCATCGTCGTGGCGAACATCTTGCCGAACTTCTTGCCGGCGACGGCTCTTAGGGCAGCCTTCGTGAAAGCATTGGCCGGGTGGTAGAACGTGTCACCGTCGATGTATAATCGAAGCTGTGCCTCCTCCTTGTCGTCGTACTTCTTCCTGCCCGTCGTGATCCCGCTACCCTGGTCAACCCCGATGAAGTTTGCGGGGTTGTTCTGGAGTAGGGGAGACAGTCCCGTGACCGTGAACACCACGATCTCCGGCCTCATCGTGGCCGGCGCCCCGACCATGCCCTCTGCCTTGCCTTTCTTCGCCATGACTCGCTCCTTTCAAGTGGAAATGAAAAAGTAAAAACCTTGCCGTGCCGGGCCACGCCGGGCCACGACAAGCGCAGCCACGCCGGGCCCCGTTCACTCCTGATCGTATAAGAACACCTTGCCTTGTCCTGCCTGGCCTCACATCGTCTCGCCCCGCCGCGCCATGCCGCGCCACGTTCAACGAATCCTATGAGAACGTCTTAGCGTTCACCCCCTCCAAAAACACCCCAAGTTCCCTGTGCAACTCGGCCGCACTCTTGAGTGCTCCCGGGGGCATCGCCTCGCGCAACGCCGTCAGTTGCCGCTCCACCCGGTACTCCGGGCAGTAGGTCGCCGGGTCGATCCCAAGTCGCTCACATACTCGCGCAATCGCCTCCAGATTTTCGACCCTTTTCTGCAACCGCCGGTTGGTATCCTCCGCCTGGTCGACCCGCTGCGCGATGGTCTCCCGCAGCTTGCGGCTTACAGCGTGCCCGACGTTGCGGAGGTCCCGGCGGTCGGCCAGGTAGTCCCGCCAATAATCGCCCGCGTCGGTGGCCCGTTCCCGCGTGATCTTCACCCGGCTGAACAGGACGTATCGGTAGACCGACTCGGGGATGCAAACGTCGCGGTAGGGAGCTTTCTTCTTGGTATGCAGCCGTCGCGTGTTGCGACTCCCAACGAGTAGCCCGGCTTCCTGGGGGATCTCGTCGGGTTGCACGATCCCGTGCGCACACGCAAAGTAGAACTCGTTGCAATACGGGAGATGCCCCCGCCACTTCTCATCCCGCAGGAAGTCTTGTCGACTCACCTTGATCTCGTAAGCGGTTACGAGAGGGTGTCGCCATGAACGTTTCATCGCCCAGGCATCCATCCGCTGATGTCCACCGGAGCGCGATGGTCCGTCCTTGCACTCGGCAACGAATACGTCGTCCGCGTGACGGGCACGAAGCAGATCAAGGATCGTTTTGGCGGTTACGTTCATCGCCCATCATGCTCCTTGGCAATCGCCACCCAGATTCCGATGCCGGGCAGCTCGGCCATGACCTCGGTGACGAGCAGGTCCTTGGCCACGGCGTTCCGGTTGGCCGACCACAGCAGGATGTGCTTTTGCCGCAGCTTGGGGTTGGCGAAGAACTGCTGGGCCCCCATCAGGATTTCGCGCTCCAGCTTTCGTAGGGTCAACATTGTGGTGGGTCTCCTCATGTCAGTAGTTCATCCACACGCATTCGACTTTCCGCTCTTTCACCTTCGCGCTCGAAGCGTTGTTCGGCAGGTCGATCTCGACGCAACGCCAGTCATAATGTTTTGCCACCATATCGTACAGTTTGGAATGATAGCCGGACAATTGAAACGTACCGTCGCTGGTGCCGAGCGTATCCAGTAGGTGTTCATGGTCTTCCACCGTCATCTCGTGCTCGTAGCAATCCTTTGCCGTTCGTGTCTCGTGCAGGTACGGCGGATCGCAATAGAAGTGCGTCTTCGGTCCGTCCTGTTGCCGGATCACGTCGAGCGCATCACCGAACAGAATCACCACCCGCTTCAGTCGCTCGTGGGCCTCGGGCAAGCCCTCGATGGCCGAGAGCCAGGAGCTAACTTGCTCATTCATGCCGCGACGTGTGCGGTTGCGGGACAGTGTGGCGAAGTCCTTGCCGAGCCCTTGGCGGGATTGGCGGTAGCGACAAAAGAAGTGGAGCGCTCGATCGACAGGCGTTAGTCCTTTGTTTTTTGACCACTCAAACACCCCTCGCGAAAACGGTAATGCGCCAAGTTCTCTGACCATCACCTTGAAGGCAGTCACGTTTCGCAGACATTCCCAGAAATTCATCAGCTCTCCGTCAATGTCGTTCACCACCTCGGACACGCCCTCGCACGGCTTGGCGAACAGCACCGCCCCACCGCCGAAGTAGGGCTCGACAAAATGGAGGTGTGGGGGCATTAGCCCGATGATTCGCTTGGCCAGGTAATGCTTCCCGCCGTGCCACTTGAGAGGTTGGCTGGTCATAATCCCCCCTTTGGTATGTGGATTCAGCGCATCAGTTCATCCTCGGGTCGCCTTCGTGAGCAGCGTCACTCCGGGCAGACGACGCCCGCTCGAAATCCGCCGGAGACAGGATCAGTCTCCCCCGGCCAGGGATCACGATCACCCGTACATTTCGGGGGAAGCCCGGGTCGACCTCCCGGGCGTTCGCCAGCACATCGGGGGTCATCGCCATCACCCCGCTGGGGAGCTCGGACAACGTGGAAACCGCAGTCAACCCACTGATCTCGCGCGCGCTGAACATCTCGGGCTCCTCAAAACTGACCTTGACACGGCTGATCCAGTAGGCTATTCTGTCCGGCTCAGTCCTACCGCCGCCCAATCGGGCGGCGGGGGGAACTTGGTTTTAGTTCCCCCCAATTCCCCCCGTCGTCCCGTACACTGGGCACCCCTTGGTAGCTTTTGCCTATTGTGGGGGACTGGGGGTGGCGGGTGTTTACACCATTGGCGGGAAGTGGGACGAACTTTTATGCTACTTCCCGCAGTTGGCCCCGCGTGTAAACCCTTTGGTTGTAACGACTTGTGACGCAAACGGGGCGTGGGAGGAACTTTTGCGATTTGAATCACTTTTTTATTTCCCTATAGGGGCCGCGATTGTTTCCGCGGGCCGGTCGTCGCCGGTCGCGGCGATCCGCAGCAACGTCACGTCTTCTCCGTCGAGTCGGTGTAGGTCCACCCCTCCCTCGCGGTATCGTTTGGGGTAGTCTTCTCCCTGCACCCGGCGGAGTGTCCGGGTCAGCTCGGGGCGCTTGACCCGATCGGCCTCAAAGTTAAGGTCTCGCCAGACGTGGGTGAATCCGAACACCACGCTCCCGTCGTCCAGCCGGCAGGGGCGGCCGCGGGGGTCCGGCTGGCTTCCGGTCTCAAGTTCCCGGGCCTGCCCGAGCACGCTCAGGAGAAGCTGTGCGACCACACGCCACCGTTGCTCCTCGGGTGGGGCATCGCGGTGCTCGGCCGCCAGGATCAGCCGTTCATAGAGGGACGACTTGCCGTAGCTGCCATCCTTCCGCTTCTGCCGTTTATCCCACCGGGCGACGAATGATCGGGTCAGTGGGTAGCTGGCCTGTTCCAGGGCCGCGATCCTGATCGCGGAGCCGGAACACATCTGCTGGGCAGTGAGCACGAGGCATCCACCCTCAGCCCGGGCAAACTGGGGGGCGTGGAGCTCGTAGCGAGGCGGATCTGACTCGACGATCACCAGCCGCCACTCGGGGTCGACCTCCTTGCTCCCCTCTGTGTGGCTCTCCACCCCGACGGCCGTTTCCACCCCGGCTTCCTCGGCCACGCGTCGCCGTTGCTCGGTTTTGAAGATGGACTCGAACGTCCGGCGTAGCTCAGGCTCCGGCAACGGCGGAGCGTTCCGCTCGTTCCACAGGCGGAAGTGCTCCCAGAGCCCCTGCACCAGCTTGCGATCGTCCAGATTGGCCAGGCCGCGGAGCCATTGCCCGATCAGGCTAGCGGCACTGTCGTTGCGGGCCCCCTCGGGGGCGCCCCGCAATATCCCCTCCCACTCGGCAGACGACTTGCCGACGGGCGGGGCATCCAGTTCCTCAGCCGAGCACCCGGCGAAGTTGACCAGCCAGGCGAGGGTGGTATCGGGGATCTCGGCCAGCTCGCACTCGCCGGGCGAGCACCCCGGGAGCCAGACCCGCTCGACCCCATCGGCGACGGACGGCGGGGCAACCGTGTAGGCGGCATTGTTGCCGCTGATAATCTCCAGCTCCCCGCCGATGAATACCCGGGCTTTCGCCGGCAACCCCTCCCGCCACTTGAACCACCAGTGCGGACCCCGTCGCGCTTGGTAAGTCCAGGTCGTCGGGATCTCGCCGCCGAAGACGCGGCGCATGATCTCTTCGCCGCGCGGTCCGTTGGCGTTGAAGTCGACGACCCCCGACGTGGGGCCGCACAGTACGGCGACGTTCCCCCCGTTGGCCCATAGCTCGGCGATCCGCTCCTCGTCGCACGTCGCCACCGTCGGCCACTTTTCTGGGCATCTCGACTTGCCGTGGACCGGGAACACCCTGATCCCCAACGCAGCGTATTCGAGAGCGGCTTGAAGGCAGTCCGTTACAAGGGGCATCCGTTTCCTTTAGTCCGTTAAGACCCGCAGTTTGGAGGGCTTTGAGGTGAGTTCATCGTGGCGACCGAGGGTGCAGAGAACCCCCTTCATTCGCACCTCGGCCCCGCTGCCATAGGCAGCGTGCATCGCCGTGGCGAGATGGGCAAACGCCTGCTTAAATGCCTGCTCTGCCGTCGGGACCGCGGCCTGTGCCGCGGTCAAATCCTGCTGGGCCGCGGTCAAATCCTGCTGGGCCTTCCGGTATTCCGCGATCGCCTTGCGGACTTTATCTTCCGTTTGCATGGGTAACCTCCCGTATGGTTGGGCTGAGCAGTTTCCTTCGTCCCGCCACCTCGTCACACGTGCCGCCGCAGACAGGGCAGGCGAGCCGCCGGCCGCCGTCCAGTTCCACGACGCGGTCGGCCGGGATCACCACCCCACAGCGACGGCACGTGTAGCGAAGGGGTTTCATTCGACGGTCTCGCAATGAGTTTGCAGCTCGAATGCTAACGCCTCAAACATCCTCTCGTGGTTGTTTGGACTGGTTTGCCAGAACGGAATCCAGTACTCCGTCACCGCAATTGACGATCCGTCGTGCCAACATGGGCAATGGAGTATCTGGCAAAAATCGTGCGTCGGTGCCTGGTCGGCCATGGAGGGAGGCGGGTATCGCCAGTGCATTTCGATACCCCCGGAGTATCGCTCTACCGGCTTGTCTTCGACTATGTCGGTGATGTGCAAGTGCAGGCCGCCTTTGGCGCCGATCACTATCCAGGTGTGCCTCGGCTGCCCGTAGGGGATCGTGTACCGGTATTCACAGCGGTATTTGGCCATGCTACACCTCCACCGTGGTCGTCTCGCCGGCCACGTCGGCATTCTGGACCTGGAACGCGGCCAGTGCAGCCGTGTACGATTCGGCGATCCCCGCCACGGCCTTCGTCGACTTCGCGTCGAGCCGTCCAAGCATCCGGGGGGCCAGCTTGGCGTAGGCGATTCCGTCGCGGTTTTTGTCCGGGGTCAGCCCCAGCTCGGTCACCACCTCGTAGTAGCGGCACCCGCCCGCGGCAAGCTGCGCAAGGTAGTTGCGGATCGGCGCCAGCGAGCCGGGCGACACGACCAGCACGAGGGGCAGCGACTCGCCTTTGGGCAGGAGCAAGATCAACCGGCCTTCCTTGCAGGCTTTCCCCCGGCCGCGGCCGCCTCCCGACTTGATGGCCGAGCCCCACTGGTTGCATGGACAGGCGGCACAGTCGCCGCCGGGCGTCCCGTGCCCCGTCACGCAGTCGAAGCTCCCGCAGTCCGGCGGATCGCCGGTCGGATCGGGGCTGGGCCAGTACGCCCGCCGCCGAGCCGTATAGAGGATCACGCCTTCCAGTCTCGGGACGCTCTGGTCGCCGAGGGCATTGGTGACGATCCAAGACGTCGCCCCGCTGGTCGGCATCCGCACGCGGGGCAGCTCGGACGCGGTGATGGGTTCATTCCCCAGGTTCTCTCGGAGCAACGCCAGCGTCGGGTTCCCCGGGTTCAGGGCCGGCCAGTCTTTTTGGGTCAACGGTACCAGGTCGTTCGCCATGATCGGACTCCTTGTGATTGGAACAAACAGCGTCGAGCCCACCGTGGGCGTCGACGTAGGCACGTAGTTTCTGAAGGGCCTTCTCGCCGACTGCTGCGTGCAATTCCAAATAACAGTTGGCCATTTTGTTGAGTAACTCGCTTCGGCCCTCGAAGATCGCCCTGCTGAGTAGCCCGCTTCGGTCCTTGAAGATCGCCTCATCGGTCACGTCGATGAAGCTGGTGAGGCGATCCCAAATCTCATTCTCTTGGCCTCGCGTCGTCAACTCCGCGAAGCTCGCGGTAGCCCCGTGGATCTCGGATCGCACGGGCCCCCGCATCCGGCACCGACGGCACAGGATGTAGGCGCTACCAGATTCGGTGTGCTCGCAGTGGACCTCCGCGCTTCCGCAGGATGGACAGTTCATTTCCGAACTTCCTCATTGCTAGGTCAAAAGAAACGCAGGCCCGTCCCAGCGGGCCCAGGTAACCCATCTCCACCAGCGGTTGACTTCGGCTGTTTCCCGCCGCGTGCGATGCAATGCCCGGTGGAGGGTAGAACCGCGGTACGAATGGTAGTCGGATCGCTTCAGTACCTTGCGAGCAACGCGGAGTCTCATTTCACCCTCACTTTCGGGGTGACCCCCACGTCAAGCAAGGACAGCAGCCCCTCGGGGACCTCCCCTTCCTTGGTCCACTCCCAGACCTGCGACTTGAGCTTGCTCGTGTCGCAGGACGGCTCTTGCTTGACGAGGCGGGGCAATCCGGCTTCGATAAGCGCCTCGCAGAGTGCAGGGGTTTTAACCCCCTTGCCCTTCCAGCAGTGAAACTCCGTCCAGGAGGCGCACAGCTTGACGGTCCGCCCGTGTCGCACGATCTGCGACGTACCGGCCTCGGCCCACTCTTCAATGAGGGCCTCGTTCGCCGTCTCGATCTCCGCCTTGACCGCTTTCAGGTCGGCCTCGAGCTGGGCCTGACGATCGTGCAGCTCGATGTACTGGCCGACCAGGTCGAGCTCAGTTGCCGTCGCCATCGGGGGTGCCCTCCTCTTCCTCTTCTGCGACCGTGGGTGATGGTGCATAGGTTTCGGCCAGCAGTTCCAGCGGCTCGATCAGGGGCGCCGCGTTCTTGTCCCCGAGGTTGTGCGCCGCTGCCTTCGCCACCTCGACGGCGATGTGCAGGGCCTGCTTCTCCTTCGCCCTGAGCACCAGTCTCACCGCTCGTCCCTGGGCATCCAAATCAATTTGCAACATTCTCAATCTCCCTTTGTTAGACCACTCAAGACGGCCTCAACGACCTGCTGCTTCTTTCGCAACGCCCCGTACACGGCCTCATCGACCGTGTCCCGGCCGATCAGATGGTAGTAGTGAACGCCCCGCGTCTGGCCGGGCCGGTCGGTCCGTTTTCGCCATTGGAGCCAGTCGCCCAGGGAAAAGCCCACGCTGTACGCGATCGCGTAGCGGGCCTCACTCAGGTCGATACCGAGCGATCCCGCTTGGATCTGGGTGCCGAGGACGTTGCACGGCTTTGCGTCAAAGTGCCCGGCTTTCCATGCCCGGTAATCGTTGTATCGCCCGCTGATCTCGCCGTACCCCCGGCCGAGTGCATCGGCAACCTGACGGACCACGTCGAGGTCGTGCAGGAATTTGCAGGCGACGACGACGCGCTCATCGGGGCCAATATCCTCGAGGAGCTCGGCGAGCAGGGTAGCCTTGCCGGTGTCGATTGACTCGGGCGGGCTGCCCTCGACGGCCAGATACCCGCTCGTGATCTGCTGCAACCGCAACAACCGCACCAGCGCGTTCGCGCACGTCACCTCGCCCGCGTCGATCTCCGTCACCAGTTCGGTCTCCAGCTCGTTGTAGTGCTTCCGCGCCTTGGCGCACAGGTCAAACCGACGGTAGTGATCCTGCACCGGCGGCAGGTCAAGCACCTCGTCGCCACAGCGGAACGTGATCAGCGACATCAGCCGTTGCATCTCGTCGACGTTCCGATAGGCGACGATCTCCCGCTCCTCGTATCCGCCCATCGTCGCGTAGTGATCGCGGAACCAACAGAACGACGTGCCGAACAAACCTGGGTCGAGAAAGCGGAGCTGGGAGAAGATATCCAACGGTCCGTTTGGCATCGGGGTGCCCGTAAGACAGAGCCGCCGGGTTGCTCTACGGCCTAGCTTTTCCAGGTAGCGGGCCGTGACGCTTGCAGGCGCCTTCCCTTGATGCGACTCATCCAGGATCACCAGATCCCACTGCTGTGCCAGGCTCCACTCGGCGAATGCACTCGCCCGGGCGGCCTCGTAGTTGAGGACGATGACGGCAGGACCGGCCCAGTCCAACCACTGGTCTGCCGCTTCCATTTTCTTCTTGACGGAGCCTTTGTGCAGCACAAGCAATCGTGGTGCATGGGCAGCGTGGACCCCGATCTCGTGCTCCCACACGTCCATAACCGACTTAGGACAAAGCACGAGCACCCGTTCGCATCCCCAGTTCGCCGCCAGGTCGATGGCGACCTTCGTTTTCCCCGTCCCCATCCCCATTTCCAGCAGCGTTGCCGGGCGCGGCAGCGCGAACCGATACGCCTCGACCTGGTGGTCCCAGGCGTCGGTCCTCCGGATCGCCGGTTGACCCGTCTCGATCCGGCAAGGGTCGAGCACGCCCTGGAGCTTCTCGGCCAGTGGCGGTATCCCATCCTGATCGTCGATCCCCGACTGCCCCATAATCCGCCAGGCGGCCCCCGGCGTCGCGTCACAGGCCCAGGCGGAAGACTGGCTTTGGGCGACCGTGAACTTGCGACCGCAGTCGCGGCAGCAGAGCCCCTTGACGCCTAGCAACGCGGCCACGCCGGGCACCGTGTAGGTGTTGCCGGACCGGCAGGCCGGACAACACAGCGTCTCGGCCGCCCGGGGGAGAGACCGGTAGAACGCGACGAGGTCCGGGGTGGGCTCTCCCCGGAATACGATCCGGCTGCCCGCGACGCGGGCACGGCTGAGGGTGATGGTCATGCCCCTCCCCTCCCCATCGCCGCCACCGGGTCGACCTCGGCGGGGAAGTCGACGGGCTCGGTCGCACCGTCCACAAGCTCGTCGCGGGAAATCCATCGGGTGCGTAACGAGCCTTGCGAAGACGATTGGTCATCCCATGCCGTCCAGTATGGTTGCCCGTCAATGTCGCTCCATGAGACGAGTCCTTCGCTGAACGGGGACCGAACTTGGCACCCCATGCCGAACCCTCTGTGTTCGCAGTCAATCGCGATGCCCAGAATCTCGCCGGTCAAGGCCCGTTCGGTAACTGCGATCCGAAGCACCGGCTCATCAGAAACGCGATCTACCCACTCGACGAATCGTCGGGCTCTCTGGTGGCTTATCATCACACACCCTCCCTAGTCCATTGCCGTGATTGCCGTAGCCTCTCGCCCCCGTTCGAGGCACAACGCCAGGATCTCTTCGTTCCGGAGCACCTCGATTACACGTCCCAGGCCGACCGCCGCCATCGGGGCAAGCGCGATCGGCGTACGGGATAACGGCCCATCGAAGTCGCTTCCGTACAATTGAAGATCGGGGGCGAGCACCCGGATAATGTCGACGTCCTCGTTCGCGTGAAACTCGAAGGTCACGCGGGCGGTCCCCGTCAACCGGACGTCGCCGTCCAACTCCCAGGGGTACTCGATCTCATACATGGTTACGCTGGTCATTGAATTTCCTCCATAGAAATACCCCCGCCGCCGATCGGCCTTGCAGGGAGCGTGCAACGAAATAAGCCAGCGGGTTTTGTAGGAGAAAGCGCGGGCTGGCCTAGCCGCTTGGCGGGCTCTGACGGCGTACCCGTAGAAATCGAGGCTGCCAGACTTGTGACGCGCGACCTCGGTAAGTGGACCTGACGGGAATTGAACCCGTTGCACCGGAGTTCCCCGATGCTTTTGCCAATGGCTAAGCAGGATCGTACGCTCCTGTTCGCCAACCAGGCCCGCCGCTGGATAAGGTGAAAAGCCCCCGAGCCGGAATTACACCGGCTTCCCATTGATCGAGCGGTACACTTTGGGCGCAAGATTGCCAAAGCCTCGGCACCGTGCCGCTCTGTGCTGGTGCCGAGGGTGCTACATCTCGGGCGTGTCACTGTCCACGCCGCCGGGGGCTGTTCGTAAAGTGCCAGTCTTGACGTAACTGGCGTGAACCTCTTGGGGTAACGGCCGATTCTGGTCCCACATCTACAGTTGGCTGCATCGGCAAGCCGTCTCTGTTTCGCTGAATAGTAGAAAGCCCCCGAGCCGGATAAATCCCGACCGCAAAGCCAATGTACTGGCCGACGCCTTGTGGTCATTCCAGTAAGACCAGCGTGACGCGAACACGCCGCCGGGGGCAAAAAGAAAAACGGGAAGGAAGCGGGGGGGTACATTGGCAGATGGATGACTTGCATCCCCCATGCTCCAAGGGGACACGCATCCGGAGCACCGTCTACCGACCGCTTCCCGCTCCCTTCCCTCAGATTGTCGGCCGGGGCAGAAAGGCTAGCTGACCCTCGCCGGTGATCCGCGGGTCGCGGTAGCTCGTCTATACCGGATTCAGCTTGGCGAACTCCCCATACAGTTCGATCGCTTTTGCGTTGTAGGCCCTGGCGGCCTCTTCGGGTGTCGCGAAGTACCCCAAATGAATACGAGCATTCACGTTGCATAACTGAGCCCGAAATCGCCCCTTGACACAGTACACTCCCTTGTACCCAGTGTGCGCGCGAGGTTTCCGCTCCGAACGAGCGCCGGAAGGGAGTGCCTTCCCTTCCTGAGACATGGCTTTGTCGATGCCCATGCTCTTGATGCGTGCCCATAGGGTGTAGACGTTGATCCCAAACTCCCGAGCCCAGGCACTGACACATTGCGTCTTGTCTTGGTACGTCACCAGCACGGTGTTGCGGCGGTTTCCCTGTTGCTCGACACGACTCTCCCAGCGACAATTCTCTGGCGAGTATGGCCCATCGTTGTTGAGTCTGCCGATACTGTGATGCCGAGATGGCCGGGGGCCCATGTCTTCCAGGAAAGTCCCAAACGATTGCCGCCACCGAGAGCAAATACGGATGCCGCGTCCGCCATAATCTGGATACGATGTGTGACCGGGATTCTCGCACCTGGCAATCACGCTGGCCCAACTGCTGTACGTCGGGCGGTTGGTCTTCCGTAGCCCTCGTGGCGTCATCACTGACTACTCCCTTGCGAGTATTGGCCGTGGCAATAGGCCCAGTTGCGAAAAGCCCTGCCGTGGGTCCATGTAGTGTTTCAAGAAGACCGCCCGTGTATTTCCCAAATGATGGTCGCCACTGCCGCCGTTGGCTTCTACAAGCGTGCCGGACGTCTTCCGCATTTTCGAGAACAGGCCACCGCGAGGACGACCAAACGCAACATCCGCATTCCGACAAATCCCACGGAACGTATCGTCGAGCCATCGACGGGAGTATGGCCACCAGAATAATACGAGGCCACGTCGTCTGTCCGAAGGAATTCGCTCGATCGCCGTCAAGGTGTCCTGGTGCAGCTCGCAAAGCCTCGGCTTGCTCTGCTTGGTCTTGAGGAAAACGACGTGCGAATCTCGCAACTCGTTGGTCGTAAGGGCAAGCACCTCTGAGATGCGCGCTCCAGTATCGTAGAGAATCAGACAGAGGGCTTCCCACCAGCAATCCGGGCAGGCCGCAATCACCCGGCTCACTTCCTCGACCGTCCACGCCTCCGGGATCGGAGCCGGCTCGGTCATCCGTGGAATACGTCTCGTGTGCGGCGACTCGATCAGCCCCTCGTCGGCCGCACAGTGCCAGAGGGAGATGAGGTGCCGCCGCTTGTTGTTCACGCTGCTGGGGGATACGCCCGTGCGGGAGTAGTCCGAGAGGAACCGGCGCAGCAGGTCTTCGGACAAGTCGTAGATGGTCAACTCTCGCCCGGCCCAGCGCTCGAATACCCGGATCACCACCCCGTACTGGTAGAGCGTGGAGTCTGCCACACCCAGCCGCGACGGCGTAAACGTCGAGATGAGAAACTCGCTCAGCGTGTAGACCGGTGCGATCATGGCGGCTTGGGGGCCGCCCGCTCCGTCGGGCTCGCGGCCCGAGGTCGAAGTGTTGTCCAATCACACTTAGTGTGATTGGAATAGATTGGATTGCCAGAACGTTTCGAGGACGGTCCGTCATTTGGTACGAGTCCGTTATCTGCACGAAAAACCCGCCACACCCGGCCCGCCCGGGGATGGGAGGGCGCGGGGGGCGGGCGTGTCAGAATGAGTCGGCGCGTGGAACATCACGCGAATCCCCAGGCGGT